ATGCCGCTGACCGACGTGCAGATCCGCAAGGCGAAGCCAGCGGACAAGCCCTACAAGCTGGCTGACCAGCAGAGCCTGTACCTTGAGGTGCGTCCCAGTGGCGTGAAGTTGTGGCGGTACGGGTACAGCATCGCCGGCAAGCGCAACACGTTCGCAGTCGGTGCCTACCCTGAGCTGTCCCTGGCCGATGCGCGCGCCAAGCATGGCGAGGCCCGGGCACTGGTGCGCCAGGGCATCCACCCGGCCCATGAGCGGGCCCGGCAAGTGGCCCAGCAGGTGGGGGAGAACGCGGACACGTTTCAGGCGCTGGCCGAACTGTGGCAGCAGGCGCACCAAGGGACCTGGAGCCCTTATTACGCAAACCAGGTTCGGACGGCCATGGTGAAGGACGTTTACCCGCGGATCGGCCGCCGGCCGATCAGGTCGGTGACCTCCGCCGAGGTGCTGGTGATCCTGGACGCGGTGGCCGGCCGGGGTGCGAAGACGGTTGCCATCAACATCCGCCAGTGGATCTCGGCGGTCTACGGCTACGCTGCTGCTCGGCTGAAGGCTGATGCTGATCCGGCGGCCCTGCTGCGGCGCACCGTGAAGCGGGACGAGATCGAGCACGCCGAGAACATTGGCGAGGACGGGTTGCGGCAGTTCCTGGCGGCCCTGGACAGCTATGGCGGCAATCGGACGACGTGCATCGCTATCGAGATGATGGTGATGCTGTGGCCGCGCACGGCCGAGATGCGAAAGGCGCGGTGGCCGGACATCGATCTCGATGCCGCGCTCTGGCGGCCGCCGGTTGGGACAATGAAAAAGCGCCGGCGGCACCTGGTACCTCTGCCGCGGCAAATGGTGGGGCTGCTGCGGGAGCTGCATGGCATCACCGGCGCTGGTGAGCACCTGTTCCCCAGCATGCGCCGGCCGCGAACGCCGATAAGCGCCACTACGGTGAACCGGGCGCTCGAGTACATGGGCCTTCCGATGAGTGGCCACGACTTCCGGGCTACGGCGGCGACGATACTTCGGGAAATGGGATGGGATGGCGCCTGGGTAGAGGTGCAGCTTGCCCATGCGCCGCGGTCGCGCACGCAGGCGGCCTATGACCATGCGAAGTACCTGCAGCAACGCAGGGAGATGATGCAGGCTTGGGCGGACTACCTGGATACGCTCAGGCCTCGGCCGAATCCCGAGACTCAATGATTGCCGTGATCCATGCCTCAACCTCGGACTCGACCCACAGCGATAGCGGGCCGATCTTTACCGGCTTGGGGAAGTCGCCTTCGCCCATCAGTTCGTAGATCTTGGTTTTGCCGAGACCTGTACGAGACTTGACGTCGGTGAGCCGTAGCAAGGTGGGGTGCTGTTCCATTTAAGAAGTGTTATTGATGCTGGGGCACCAGTTCCATAGCTACAGGAAAAGAGAATCTATGAGTCGAAAAATCAGAAATCTGATCAGCAGAAAAGAGGCCTTTTTGTTCGGTCTGCTTTCCGGTGTACTCGTTCTGCTGTTGCTTATGGCATGGCTTGATTTCATTGATGCTGACCTTGAATTCTTTGCGAACCTTGGAACGCTATTAGCCCTGTTCGTCTCTACATTTACATATGTAGCTTCCAATATCGATATGCGTCACCAAAGAAAGATAGAGGCTGCAAATCGACTGCGACGGCCATTCATGAAGCTTAAGTCTCATAACAACGTATTCATTGCTCAGGTTCGGGTGCGCGTTTTTAATGTCGGAAATGACTTGCGCGAAATTCCAGATTACTTGATGTCGATTCTCAAGGTTAATCATGATCACGCAGCCGCACTCGAGCAAGCTGGTGATGCTGCACTTGACAGTGGGTGGGTTCACGCCGGCCTCCTCGATCAAATGCTGGGTTGCCTGTCAAATATTCGCAATGAGATAGACATGATGGAAATCCTCGGGACAGCAACGTTCAAGAATGTCCAAACTTCTATAAAAGATGATTTTGAGAGATTCATTAAATGCGCGACAGAATTTCGAGACCACTGTAAGGAGATGTTTCCCGAACAACCATCATTTGTCCGGTAGAGGCGGATAGTTGGATTCCCCTACTCATGGGGGCGGCCAGCCGGTCGATAGGCGCACGCCAGGCGCCGCCGATGATGGCGAAGGGGAGGAGGTCGGTCACTGCTGGCGCTCCCCGGGCGGTGTCCACCCCAGTTTGATCAGCGCCGACCGGACGGCCTGGTCCTCCATGCGGAGAACGCCGCGCTGAACAGCACCCAGCACGTTCGTTTCTATCTCGATGTCACCGACATCCGTGATGCGGCTAGTGACTGCGATCACTGCTTTCACGTCGCGTTTGTCATTCATGCGCGCCTCCGACCGATCTGCCGGGCCAACTCGGGCTCGAACTGGCGCGTGATCATGCGGGCCACATGGGCTGCGGGCGCCTGGATCAGTAGATCCTCCGATACCGCGTAGCCTAGTGACCCGTCGGGGCCGCGGAGCTCTACGTGGACCATGCGATCTACAGCCTCTCTGTGCATCTTCAATCGGTACACGGCGAGCCGCAGCAACTCGACAACAGCGTTCTCGTGGGTAGCGTGGTTTGCCAATCCTTTGGTCAAGCTAGGAAGACCGTGGTGCATCCGGAAGAAATCCGACACGTGGTCCGTTCCCAGCTCCCGGGGCTCCAGCAGCGCGCTGTGATCCGGCACCAGCTCCTCGATCTGGCGCATCGTGTACTCGCAAGCCATGGCTTTGCGGATGGCCCGTCGCTCGGCAACCTGCGATTCCCGCGTCTGATGTTGCGCCAGGCGGAGTGCGGCAGTGAGTCGACGCTTCTGGTTTCTCCCGAATCGTTTGCTCACAGTTGGACCTCCCCGCGCTTCTTTCCGTCCACCGCCTGCTCGACCTCTTTCGCAAGTTCTTCGGCCGGTCGGCTGAGAAGCCGGTCGTCCTCAGTCTCGGCGCCGGTCAGATTCTCGACTGCGCGTAGCGGGGCGTTCAGCAATCGGATAGGGGTTGATAGCAGCTTGCCGAACATCACTTCACCTCCCCGCGCATGGCGGCGAGTTCGTCTTCCACTACGTTGTCGATCTGCAGCTCATCGGGCACGGCGGGATGCTTCGTCCAGTGCGTGTGATAGCCGGGCCATGTGTCGTCAAGCGGGGTGCCAATCCATGCGGGCTCATTGCATGGCTTCGTCCACCAGACAACCGGGCCGTAGTCCTCGTGATAATCGCCCAGTGTTCGGACCTTCTGCGCCTCGTCCAGCGCGGCTTGCAGCTTGGCGATGTGGGCGGTCATGGCACCGCACTGTGACCTCAAGGCCATCTCGTCAGCGAACCGTCCAGATGCGGCCATCTCCGCCAGCCTCGCAATCCGCTCGCTTTCCCGCTTGAGTTCGTCGCTCATGGGTTCCTCCGTCTACGCTCGGCAGCTAGTTTGTCTCGGGCTGCCCCACGAACAGCAGGGCCATCGCCCCACGCCCCGTCCGCGATTTCACTGAGTTCCCCTTCTCGTTCTGAATTGTCGTCTGCCACTGGCGGCGTAGGGGCGGCGAGCATGGCGCGAAGTTCAGGCAACAGATCGCGCAGCCTCCCCCACTGAGCATCGCCACGGTCGTGCCAGCCGTTGTCCAAAAGCAGCTCGGCAACGCGGTCAACAGTTTGTTCGTCGTCTGCCAGCAGCGGGCCTGAGCAAAACTCGGGCTTCGCCAGTTCGGCGCAACGGTTGACGCATTCAGCGGCGTGCAGGTAGTCGGTTTCAGTCATGCCGATGATCTTGTCGCCGCTGTGTTCGCCGCTGACGCGGTGTCGAACGGCTCCGCGCACCATCACTGGTTCGTGCGTATCGGCGCTCCAAGGCGCTGGCGTTGGATTCTTGCTCATGACTGCCCCCGGTGCTTGGCGAGCGCGGCGGCAAGGGCCTTGCGGGCGTGAAGCATTCTGACCGTTGGGGCGCTGGACCAAGCATTCGCATTCGGTTGATCGGCTCGCTGCGCCTCGGCGTCTACCTCGTCCATAGCGGCGAGCAATTCCTTCGACAGCCGCAGCACGTCAGGCGGCGGGACGGGGGCGGTGTAGAGCGGGCCGATCAACTGAAAACGCGGGTTGTTGGCGATGAAGTTTTCAGGGTTGTTGATGCCGTCGTTCGTCAATTCCATGCACCGGCCTGTTTCTCGGTGCTGAAAGTTCCACGCCGCTGGCTCCTGCTCCCGGAGCTCCTTATCGCGATCCGCGCGGCCGGCTTGCCAGGCCGCCTCGGCGAGCCGCTGCTTGTCCGCTGGCATGCCGTCGATGGCCCATGCTCGCCAAAACTCAGCTTTGGTCTTCATTCTTGGCCTCCTTTCTGGCTTTCTCGATCAGCTCGCCCCGGTGGATGGGCACTGTCTCCGGCGCATCGATCCCGATACGGACCTGGCCGCCCTTGATCTCAAGAACGGTGATGGTGATGCCGCCGGCGATGACGATGGTTTCGTTGACGCGTCTGGTGAGGATCAGCATGTCGACCTCCTGGTCGTGGGTGAAATGTCTCGCCGGGTGAGACGCGGGCGGGGTACGCTCCGGCCATGGCGAGGTGGACTCAAACGTGGACGTGTGGGGCCTGCGGGCATGTGTCCCGGCGGGTTGTGCGCTACCAGAAGATGGGCGCCAGTGAGCGGCCGTTGTCGCAAGTGGCCGCCCGGGGGCGCTGCACCAGGTGCGGGGTCCGGGGTCAGTGCTCGATCGATGAGCGGCCGCCAGATCGGATTCCGTGGCAGCGGGCGTTTCAGCGAGAGTGCGACAATCCCCGGGACAAGTCGGCCTGAGGAGCCCACTGTATGTGCGAGAAGATCCTGAACTGGTTGAACTGCGGCACCTGCGCACTCCTTGGCGTAATGACAGGGTTCGTTCTTGGAATCCCAGTTATCACGACGGTGCAGTATCTCGATCTCGAGCCGGAGTGGGTTCAGGCGGTCGGATCGATTGGGGCCATATTGGCTGCCGTATGGATCGCGGCCAGGCAAGGAAAGCAATCGCTGGAAAATATGGAAAAGGAACACCAGAAGCGGCGACAGGAGGCCGCAGGCATTCGGAAGAATAGAAGGCATGCTGTTGAAGCGATTCTCGCTCCCGCCGTAACGATGCTCAGAGCAGTTGAGACTGGTCCGGTCACCTGCGAAGTCGCCAGTCAGGCTTTTGCTGAGATGAAAAAGCGGTCTTTGCGATTGAGAGCGGCTACTGAAGCCGCCTCCATGGACTTCGAACTCGTCTCCACACTTTCTCGACTGGTGGTACTTGTTGATTCCTCTAAAACATCGTTTGGACTGAAAGATCCAACTCTGGACCGTAATGATGCTGCTGCGAGCCTCGCAAGAAAGGAGGCACAAAGAGGGGCGCGAGATCTCCTTAAAGAAATCAATTCGCATCTGGATGAAATTTTCTGCGAGGCCGATCACCGCGACGCTTCCTGACTCTCGTCGATGATCCGGTCCATCACCGCCTGCACGTCGGCATCGGCACGCATGGCCAGGGCCTGTACTGCCAGTGATGGCCGGGCGCCCAGAATCGTGTTGAACAGGGCGCTCCGGGCATCCTCGATCTGATTCAGCAGGGCGTTGGTGTCGGCGGGGATGGCCGGGTTATGCGGCATTGCTGAGCTCCAGCAACACATCGGCATGGCAGGGCTGGTCCAGCGGGCACCAGCAGGCGAGGTTCGCGCCGCGTAGCGCCGGCAGTGCTGTCAACAGAGCCGCCTTTTGCTCAGGCATGCCGGCCTCGCATCCATCGACCGTCAGCCACGTCCTGAATGCAGAGACGGCTTCCGCGTGGCTGCGGTCTTCTGTAACCCGGAAGGGGTTGCCGAAAACACCGGGCCGCGCGACTTTCACCGTATTCGGCGGCATGCGCCAGCCCTTGGTTCGGCGGAGTTGGATGCGTTGTGGTTTCACCGGCCTTCCTCCTTGGCTTTGATGTGCTCGATGTCGGCCTCAATGGCCGCGCGCAGCTCGTCGCTACAGCCCAGCACCTCGCCGGTGCCGACGACGACGATTCGGTAGGTGTGCATGTGGGGCGCATACGTGATCCGTCGGCCCTGATGCTCGATGACGCCTACGGGGCAGCGGGGGGCGGTCATGAGGTCCGCTCCGCAAGTACACTTCGACAGAGATTCAATTCCTGCGAGGAATTCCCGTGGAGTACGCCAAGCAGCGTCAGTGGTTCAAATGGGTTACGGGTCTGATCGCTGCTGCCTGTGCGATCTGGGTCGGGCATCTGGCCTGGACGTTCTACACCTCGGACACCGCGGGGAACCTCGTTTCGCCAGGGCAGTGGTGGCTTTCGCTCACCCCCGAACAAACCGCCAGCTACCTGACAGCATTCGGCACCGTATTTGCTCTGTTCATCGTCGTGGCCATCGCTTGGAACGAAAGCATCGAGCGGGAGCGTCAGCGGCAGGAGCAGGTCGATTTGAGGCAGGCGGATCGAACGCGGCTTCGTGAACTCGCCAAAGCTCAAATTGTTGGACCGATCGCCAGACTGCTTGTTGATTGCAATAAGGTATCTGGCGCGCTGATTCGGCAGTCGATCCGTCAAGGAGCGCTTCGCACTCAGATCCTTAGCCGAGTGACTACCGTGCGATTGATCGCCGACCTCCGTGTTGATATCGGGGGCCTTACTGAAAGCGAGGCTGCATCCTTTGGTCGCATGACCGGGCGAGCGAGTGTTTACCTCTCCGTTATTGACTTGTTTTTGCTCGCGGCCAAAACCAATCTGGCATACAACGAGGCTCAGGTGGGACCTGAGGCGCCTACGGCTGAGGCAGCCATCCTTGACTGCATGGAAGCGGGGCGCTCCATTCTCAGGTCCTTCGGGCTGGACCCTGACGATGATATTGCTCTGTCGCACTCGGGTGAGGCGGTGTAGGGCGTTCATCACAGGGTCACCTCCTTGATCGCCTGCTGATACGCCGCCTGCACCGCATGGAACTCATCGGCGCTGCCGCCTCGGTCCGGGTGACATTCGGATCGGCGCCGGCGGAATGCGGATTCGATGTCGGCGCGCGTTGGCGCCGTGCCCGGCTGCAGGCCCAGGACATCCCGCCAGCCGCGCTCAGTCGGTGCTGGCAGGGCAGTGAACCCCTTGAACGCGGCCTCCATCATGTCGCCGGTGCCCCAGCGCGAGATCCCGCGCAGGGCGTCGATGGTCTTGGCGATGGCCTGCATGTTGTCGACCACGGTCAGCCAGCGGTCGCATGCGAAACAGACCGGGTTGCCCTTGTAGTTGAAGTACACGGCGACGCCCGGATCGTCCGGCGGCCGTGCGCTTGCCATCGGCAGGCCGTCGCGCCGCAGGGGCACGTTGGTCGACAGGATCAGCTCGGCCTTATGGCGCATCCACTCGTAGCGGCCGGTCATCAGTTCGACCTGGCGCACGACTTCATCCCGGGCGCGGGCAAAACTGGTGTCGAACCGGGAGCGCTCGCGGGAAATGCGGCTGGTCCGGGGCCGGCCTTCGGGCCAGTAGAGGGGGTAGGACTCGATCATGCTGAGGCCCCCAAGACGACGGCTTTTCCGTCCTCAAACGGCTGCGGCCAATTCCCCCAGCGAGACCAGATGATCTTGTCCCAGCGGTTGGACTCCATGTTGGAGATCAGCACATTAGCGTTGGGTCGGCTCGCCCGAACTTCGGCTAGGGTTTCGACCTTGCTGTCCGGGTGGTAGTACGTTGGGCCGATCTGTCGCGCCGTGCCGGTGAACCGACTGTCCCCGTCGACAACATCCTCACGCTCGTGCAACGTGAATGCGTATGCAGTGTTCGGCCATTTGACGGCCAGCGGGTCCAAGCTGTTGACGGCGACTGTAGACGTCTCAGCAAACAACAGGCCCGGGCTGTAGAAAGTGGCGAACCGCTCTGTGATCTTCTTCATGAAATCGCCTTCTGCTTTGCCCACCACGGCGGCACCCACACGAACGTCCGCGGCGGGATGCCCTCGCGGGTGGTGCTGGCCAGGTCCTTAGGCACCCATTGCTCATAGGCGGCCTGGCCCTGGCGTTCGACGCGAACGAGGTACGCCCGATCGCTCTCGCGGATTACGGGGCCGAGTTTGGTTTCGTCGGTCATGCGGCACGCATCCTTTCCCGCAGACGCACTTTCTCGACGACCGACAAGTTGCCGGCGTCCTGATTGCAGCGCGCGTGAGCGAGGGCGAAGTTGGAAATGTGGTTCGGCCCGCCCTTGCTGAGGGGGACCAGATGCTCGATGGTGGCCTCGTCTTCCGACACAGCCTCCCCGCAGTAGAAGCACTCGGCCGTGTCCCGCTGCACCAGTGCGAGGAACATCTTGGTCGACAGGCTGGGGCGTGAGCGCTTGCGGTCGATAGGCGCACGCCAGGCGCCGCCGGACATGAATGCTTTGACGGCAGCACCGGCGCCGTTCACGGCCTTCCAGGTCCTGCCCTTGCTGTTGCGGTAGACGACGTGAGTGTCGGGCCCGGCTCGGTAGCGCAGCACCTCCCACTCGTTGGTCGGCTTCAGCAGTTCGGCGCCGTGCTGTTCCAGCCACTGCTTGAACTTCTGCAGCTTGGCGGCGGACATGGCCGGGAAAGGGAACTCGGCGGTCATGCCACGCTCCCGCACTGCACCGCGGCGACGATTGGGCGCACCCAGATTGGTTCGCTGCTGAGGATGAAGGTCTCGCCCGACCAGGCCAGCAGCAGGGTGCGGGCCATGACGTTGGCGATGGCCTCAGCGGCAGCGCTGGGGACGGCGTTGCCGATGCGTTCGCGCCAGGCACTGTCGCTGTTGCCGTCGAGCTGGAATGCCTCGTACTCATCGAGATCCAGCAGCGATTGCAGGGCTGCCAGCTCCAGAGTGGTGAATGGCCGGTGCCAGGTGCCGTCCTCGGCGATGATTCGGCACTGCAGTTTGTCGGCCGGCTCGGGCATGCGGGGGTCGGCGACATTGTTGTGGCCGTTGTCGTGCTGCCCGCTGCCGGTGACGGCATAGGCGGTGCCCTGCCACGGCACCACACCGTAGTGGCCGCCCGTGAGGTAGTGGCTGCCTTTTCCGCGGGCCATGCCGGGGCGCGGGTCGGAGACTGCGAAAGCCCCCTGGCCGGTGGTGCTGCCGCCGATGACGGTGCCCGCCGCTTCGTCGAACCGCGTGATGGCGTACTTGCCGAACAGGTCTTCACGCGGCGGCCGGGGGTCGGCAACGCACTGGCCGGTGCCGTGGGCGCTGGTGACGGCGCCGGCCTCGCGATTCCAGCGGACGATGCGGAACTCGTTGTTGTGCTTGGCAGGACCGGCATGACGTGGATCAGCCACCGAGAACCGCCCCTGGCCGGGGCTCTTCTGGCTGGTGATGGTGGCGGACGTTTCATCCCAGGGTGTGACGCCGTACTGGTGATACTGGTCGGCGCCGGCGGGGTGACGAGGGTCGGCGACTGAGAACGCGCCATTGGTTGGCGTGCTACGGCCTGCAACGGTGCCCATGCTGTCGTCCCACTTCTGCACGCCCATGTAGCCGGCGTGGTACCCGGGCACGATCAGGTAGTCGCGCAGCTTCCCGTCTTCCACCGCCAGACGGTTGAGGCTGCGCCAGTCGCTGCCGGCTTCCACGAAGGCCAGACGCACCCAGGTCTTCCATTGCAAGGCTGGCAGCCGGTGCATCGGGTTGACGGGCTCGCCAACTGGCAACGGCAGGCGGGACAGGACGTCGCCCACCGCCCGCAGCGGCCGGCGTTCGGGCTCGTACAAGAACGGCGGCACCTTCTCGGCATGCCGGGCCACCAGCAAGAACCGCTTGCGGCTCTGGGCCAAGCCGCCGATCTCGCCACAGTCGTGCGTGGTCTCGGCGACGGCATAGCCGTAGCTGCGCAGCAGCACCTGGATGTGATCCAGCAGCGCGCGGCCCCGGGTGGCGATACGGGGGACGTTCTCGAACAGGATCAGCTCGGGCGGGTCGTCCGCCCAGGCCTCGAGCATGAGCCAGACGGCGCGCAGCGTGAGGCGGTTGAGTGCCTGGTACTTGTCGGTGAGGGACTTTAGCTGCGACAGCAGGCCGGAGAACCCTTTGCATGGGGCGCTGATGAAGACGACGTGCGGGCGCTCATAGTTGTAGGCTCGGCGGACATCATCGGCCGTCGCCTCGCGCCAACCGTCAGGCGGGGGTCGGCCATGGAATGCGGTGTACTGCTCGCGATCGAACAGGTCCATGAGGGTGCCGGCCACGCCTGACAGGCGCTCAAAGTCGCGGATGCCGGCAGGGTCGACATCGATGCCGCCGATGCAGCGATAGATGGCGGTCATGTTGCCGACCCGGGCCCTACCGCGGTTGAAGCCGCGTGCGCCACCACCGGCGCCGGCGCACATGTGGGCGTGACGGATCTCGACGATGCTCACCGGCGCCGCCCCTTCTTCTCGGGCTGGGGCCAGCGCATGCGCTCCTTGAGCCGGCGCTGAACGCGGATGTTGCGGCGGCGGCTCACTGCTCCGGCTCCAGCTTCTGGCCCTGGAACTGGCCACGGACGTTTGCGGCGAAGAACTTGCCGGCGGACTCAGCACCGACCAGGCCGGAATGCACTTCGGCAGGAACGTCGGCGTAGCGGTACCGGCCGGATCCGAATTCGACTTCCATCGTCTTCGACGCGGCGTCATAGCCGACCGACTTGATGGTGCTGCTCTTGATGGGGGTGCGGTTCATGGCGACCTCACAGGGTGTTGGGTTGGGGGCGCGGCGCGGCGGCGCACTTGCGCACTTCGACGTGCTCAAGGCGGATCGGGGCGCGTTCGGGATCGGGGATCAGGTGGTCGGCGCCGATGAACCCGGCGCCGAACGCGAAGCCGATGAAGATGGCCAGGAGGCCGATGGATAGGGCGTCTTGGCGGGTCATGGGGATGTCGGGTGGTTCCATCGTGGTGTCCAGTGGCGGGCCGACGGCGTACCGCCGGCCCGCTGGATGGCCTGATCGTTGATCAGGGCTGGAAGTTGCCGAGGGTCATGGTTGCCGCGTCGCCGACGTGTTCGAGCAACAGGGCCTTGAACTCGGTGGCGATGTCTTCGGCCTGGGCTTCTTTGCCGACGATGCGCAGCGTGATGTGCGGCTTATCGCCGGTGATGATGGCCGTCCGCAGTTGAAACTCCCGCTCCCGGAAGCCGGGGTAAGGGCACGCCCGCAAGATCAGGCGGCTCGGCATGCCGCCCTTGGCACGGGCCTCGATTTCTTCGAGCGCGCTCTTGGTGGCACCGAAGTCGCGGTCTTCGCTGGTGACCGATTTCTTGGCATCGATGGAGATATTGCGGATGGCGGCAGTTGCCTGGGCCAGCGGCATTGCCTCGCCATCTTTCTCGGCGGTGATGACCGATGCCCAGTCCTCGATCCACTCGGCCAGCGCACGCTGGGACTGCGGAACGCCCTCGACGCCCCGCAGCGCGGCATAGGCGGCGGTGGGTTCGAGATCCAGCTTGGCAACCCAATCGGCATGGCCGGGGGTCTTCTTGTCACCGAGATTGATGAAAGTGCTGGCCGCGCACTTTTTGGGGTCGATGAAGCCGACACCACCCGGGTTTGCCTTGAGATAGCTGACGTACTCGGACAGCACGGTGGTGGTGAACGTGCCGCGGAAGCGGCTACGGCCTTCCATCAGGTGCTCGATGGTGACGATCCTGTTGTCGAGCACGAGCGCGGGGGTGTGCTCGGCGAGCACGTTTTCCCTGCTGGCCTGGATGGCCAGTTCGGCGATGCGGTTGAGGGTATCGATGTGCATGGGTGTGTCCTTACTTGTGGGAGGTGATTTCGCCGGTGGTACGGTCGACGGACTCGCGGACACCATCCGTCCGGCCGGTAGCAGCGCCGGCGCCCATGTCCATGCGGGTCTGGGCGTTGGGATAGATGGTCAGCTTGCCGCCGCGGCCGACATGCAGCGGGGTGGCGGATTCGTGCTCTTCCATCAGCTTTCCGCGGGGCTTCGGCAGCACGTACTTGAGCTTGTGGCTCAGCGATACCTGGCTGCTGTCGTCGATCTGCTTCAGCTTCATGGTGAGGACGACTTCGCCGCGTTGGCCGGTGGTGCAGACGTTGGCTGCGACGTCAGACAGGGCGCGGTTCAACTGCTCTTCCAGCACGCCTCCGTTCAGGTCGCCGACCAGGTCGGCAAAGTCGGTTTTGGGGATGTCGCTCATTGCAGTGCTACTCCGTGGTGGGTTGCTTGGTTCGCGGCGCCGGGGTGGCCGACACCGCGTTAATCAAAAGGGATGTCGTCATCCTCGAACGGCGCGTCGCTCTGACGGCCGGCGTAGGCGGGCGCGGGGGTGTGGGTGGCGGCGGGGCGCTGCTGGGTTGACTGGCCCTGGGCATTGCCGCTGGGGCTGCCGAGCATCACGATGTCGCTGGCGCGGATCTCGGTGGAGTAGCGGTCCTGTCCGGACTTGTCCTGCCACTTTCGGGTTTTGATCTGCCCTTCGACGAAGATGCGGTCGCCCTTCTTGAGGTGCTGCCCGATGATCTCGGCCAGCTTCTTGAAGGCGACGACGGTGTGCCACTCGGTTGCCTCCTTGGTCTCGCCGGTATCGCGGTCTTTCCACTGTTCGCTTGTGGCGATGCGGAGGTTGGCGACGGCTTCGCCGCTGGGCATGTAGCGCATTTCAGGATCTGCGCCGAGGTGGCCGATGAGCTGGGCGCGGTTGAGTGAGCGGGCCATTACGCTGCCCTCGCCATTTCGCTGCCGGCCTGCTGGATGTGCTGCACCAGCCGGGCGGCGATGCGCGGCCAGTCGCTGGCGCGGTAGAGCTTTGCGGCCTTCTCCTGGCCGACGTGCGTGAACCCGAGCTGGGCGAGCCCGTCGGCGCTGATGGACAGCGGGGCGATCAGGGCGTTGATGTCGCCGAGCTTCATGCGCTGGCCACTATCGGCGACCGGCGCGGGCGCACCACCGGTCTCGTTTGCGGGCTGGGCGGCCGCCGCGGGTGCGCTCGCGGTTTCGACGGCCTGGGTGGGCATCGGTGCAGGGGGCGGCGCGGCGGCGGCCTTGGCGCGGTCCTCGGCAGCGGCCTTGGCCTGTTCTTCGGCCCGGCGCTTTTCCTCTTCGGCGGCTCGGTGCTCGGTGATCCGCACGCGGATGAGGTTGGCCAGATCCTCGGGGGTTTTGCTGGTGACCAGCGCCTGGGCATCGGCGAAGAGGGTTTCGTAGCCCTTGGCGTCGGCGCGCAGCAGCTCCAAGTTCTTGCGGATGCCGTTGGCGATGCGGTCGGCTTCGATCTTGAAGCGGGCCAGCTCGGTGTCGACGGCGTTCTGCAGGCTGGACAGGGTCCGTTTGCCCTTCATGACGCCGGCAAAGTCCACCGGCACGGCGGGCATTCGGATGCGCGGGCCGAGCGTGCTGTTGATTTCGGCGATGTGGTTATCGCTGGCTTCGCGGGCCTTCAGCAGGATGTTGTCGCGGCGCTGCTTCTTCTGCTCGGTGACCAGGCGGTTCAGCAGCAGGCGCTTTTCGCGGACCATGGCGCTGATCTCGTCCATGGTGCGGAACACGGTGTCGATGTCGGCGGCCTGCGACTGGGCAGCGTCCTTCGTCGCGGCCAGTCGATCCTCAACATCGCTGCACCACTTGACGGTCTTCTCGGCGCTGGCAAAGTCCTCGTCGGTTTCCAGCTCGGTGTTGATCGCCTCAATGACGGCGACTGCGTGGCTGCGGAAGCTGTCGAGATTGGAGGCAACAACCCGGCCTGAGATTTCGACACGCAGGGCGGGCAGGGTTTCCGGGGCGGTACCGGCAACGATCACTTCCTGCTGGGGCGGCTGGTAGCTGGCCACGTCCTTGTTGAACTGGGCCCAGCCGGCATGCAGGCGTTCGATGTCCGCTTCGACGCTGGCGCGCTCGATCCACAGATAGACGCTTCCCGCCTCGGTGCCGTCGGTGACCATGTAGAGACAGCGGGCGGCGCTGCTGACGTCGAACTGCTGCACAACCTGCCAGTAGTCTTCTTCGGGGATCTGGCCAGCGCGGACGTCGTCGGCCTTGGCCTCGTTCCACTGCTTGCACTCCCAGATGACGATGCCGGCCATCGTGATGCCGTCGAAGCTGGATAGGCGCTTACCGTCGTCGCTGACGCCAGTCGCGGGGTACAGCTCTTCGCCGACCAGGCTTTCGGCGAAGGGGCGAGCCGCTGCCTCGATTTCGTGGCCGCGCTCGAACAGAACTTCGCGCACCCAGTCGCTGAATTCCTTTTCGCTGCCGGTGGCCTTCATGCGCAGCAGCTCGTTGCGCGTGGTCTTCTTGCTGGCGCCCATCATGGCGGGTGCCTCGCTGGCGGTGTTGTAGCGGGCGCGAGTGGCGTTCCACTCGTCGCTGCCCTGCTGGAGGTCAAGCGTCTGCATGTTCGGGCTCCTGTTGGGTGCCGAGGCTGAGGATGGTTTTGCGCTGGGCGTCGGTGAGCGTGGATTTGCTCTCGACCATTGCGACGATGTCGGCTGCTGAGCGCCGGCCGGAGGCGATGAGGTCGGTCCAGGCGTTGCTGTTCGCCTTAATCGCAGCGTCGGTGTACGGGGGCTTTTCGAGTCGCGGCTTGGATGGCGCCTGCGATTCGCCGCTGGTTGCGGAGCCGAACATCTGTTCAGGCGTGCTATCGCCGTCACGGATGGCGGTCAACATGCCTGCAAGGGTCACCATGTGTTCGATGGTGATGTCTTCCTTGCCGCGCACATTGAGAACGTCGAGGATCTGGGCTTCGGTGACGCCGAAGCGTTGGAACTGTTCGAAGCACTCGGCCCGGCGGTTGTTGAGCGTGCGAACATCGCCCATCACCACCTTGCGTGCGGCTTGGTACATATCCGACCAGAAGGCTTTCGGAACGCCTTTGAGAATGGCGTTACGCAAGCCGATGCTGCATGCGGCGTTTGCGGTGACGCCGATCATGTCGGCCGTGAAGCGTCGCCCATGCTTGTCGACGATGCGGCGCTGCACCTCGTAGGTGATGGCGACGTTGCGCTCAAGGTCATGGAACACGCCCTGCGCGGTCACGAAATCACCCTGGTCACTGACTACACGGGCCCCGGCCCTGCAGTTGCCCCAAGCTGAAGCGATCACTTCGGCGAATCGGGCACTTGGCCCTTCGATGACCTTGCCGTCGCGCGGAAGGCTGTAGATGCACTCACCAGCGATCTGTTGGGTGAGGGTGACCATCTGCAGGGTTTCGTCGCGGAACCGCTTCAGGCTGCGCGGGTAACGTCGGGCGGTTTCGATCTGCATGTCGATTTCGCCGCGATTCAGCAGTGCCACCGTACCGCTTTCGGCGGTAATCGGGTCGATCTCACGGGCGTTGTCTGCGCTCATTCCGACCACCCCCAGTCGCTGAGCGACTGATCGGTGCGGTCCGGGCGCTCCGGGTCGTGCATGAAATAGACGGGCTCGTTGCCGATGCTGCCGGTCTGGACCAGGCAGGGAATGTCTGCCTCCTGCGCGTGCGGCAAGGGCAGCACAGGAAGATCGATGTCAAACATGGGTGGGTGCCTCCTGGGCTTGGATGCGCTTTGCCTCGTCGGCGATGGCGTGGGTGCCGATCTCGAGCGTGGCGTGGCGGCGGATGTGGTTGATGACGACAGCGCCGGCAGCGAGCTGCGCGCGGGCGGGGTCGTTGGGGTGCTCTGCGGCGGCGCGGGCGAGGGCGTCGAGCGCGTCGTTCGGCAGTTCCTTCAGCGCGTCTTCGACGATGGTCCGGCCGTCGATGTGGTCGAGGGAGCGGGCGAGACGCACGGTCAGCAACCGGGCGACCAGGCGGTTGCGGGCGAGTTCGATGCTCATCCCCAGCCACCCACAAATGCGCCGTAGAACGACAGGCCGACGGTGAAGGCGATGACGGCGTAGGCGAACAGCCAGCCGGCATCTTCGATGCGCTTCTGGAGGGTGGGGCGGCTCATTCGGCACCCGCCTCGGCGAAATCGCCGCTCTCATCCAGCCGATACCAGACGCCGGGCTTGATGTGGCCAAGGAATGCAGCCCGTCGCTCACGCTTCGCGGCATTGGCCCCGATTTTGTAGGTCTCGCCCTTGGCTGGGCTGACGATGGTCTGACCCAGCGCGTTACGGATGAGCCCCTTGCTGATATGCAGGTAGCTCAGACGCGATTCAGCCCGGCGGCTGGCGGTGGTTGTGCGGCGGTACTCCATGTGGCGCTCCATCGGGTGTTGATGGAGCGATCATTACCGTAATGGTTACGGGCGTCAATACCGAAACGGTAATTAATGAAACTATCTGCGCTAAGGTGCTGATAGAAGGAGAAATCTCGTTGGTGTTGTGGTGAGTCCCTTGGCTCGTTAGGCTTCCCCAAGATGAATCTCACAACACAGGAGTGAAGCGTGAAGATTGGAGTCTTGGTAGTGACCGCGATGGCGTGCTGGTCCACAAGTGGCCTGGCGCAGTCGATCTACAAGTGCAGCCAGCCCGATGGGCGAATTTCCTTTCAGGACAAGCCTTGCGCGGCCGCCGCAGACCAGTCGCGCGTTCAACGTGCCCCGACAACGGCTCCGGATTTCACTGCGTGGGCGCGCTATGAGGAGTTCAATGAACGTGCTGAAAGCGCCCGCCGCGCCGAAGCCGCGCGAGCCTCAGAGGCGCACCGAAACGCAATGCAAATCGAGGCCGAGAGCCGCGCAGCCAAGCTGCCGCCACCGGCGCCGCCCAAAGTCCGTCGCAGGCTTTCCGCGCCATTGCCTCAGCACCAAAACCCCACTTTCGTTGATCCCTACACCAACACGATCTACAACCGAGTGCCCGGTGGTGGGGCGATCAATGCCCAGACGGGGCAATTCTTCCCCGGGGCGCCTGGCGGCCCCATCATTGATCCGAAGACGGCTCTTCCGGTGCCGGGCCAATGAGAATTTCAATACTGAGCGCGGTCGTATTATTGGCGGCAGGGTTGCCCTGTTTGGCTGCGGCGAACACAGCCGACTGCTATCTCAAGGAGCTGCGCGATGTTCAGAACGATTTCGCCGCCCAGCAGGCAGCCATGCTGTGTTTGAGCCGTCACGGACCGATGGAGGAGGCGCCTGCAGCAGGAAAGATTCGGCGACTTGTGGGGTATGACAACTGGCGAGAGTGTGCCGCGCGCGAAGGCGGTAAAACGGGAAGCAAGAAGGCTGCTCAGATGATCGCGTATGCGTGCCGTCAGCTCTATGGCGAGGCCGAATAGGAAACAGCGACCGCAGGATGCCTGTGGACATTCGACCGGTGGTTGCGATGACTGGACCGGTGAGGCGGCGCGTGGCAGATTCTGATCACTGGGGAACGGAGCTCGACATGCGGACGATACTGACAGGCTTGGCGCTATGTATTGTTGGCGGCGCCATAGTTGCCTCGCTCGGCGCGGGGGCGTGGTCGTTGTCGCTACAGCAGGATCTCAATCGCTGCGTCGAAGCCACCGTTGAAGGCGCGGGCATGTCTTTCGGACTCAGCTCGCGCGAGCAGGAAGAGCGTTCGACCGCCGCCTGTGCAGATGCGAAGCAGAAAGCAGAAGGGGCTAGTGACGCGCTTCGCGAGTTGGCGAAAAAGCCCACTCCTGAATCGAACCGGCCATCAGCTCGGGAGACACCTCAGGCATGACAACCAATCCTTCGTTTTGAAGGACGAACGTGGTCTGGTGGATGTGCTCGTCGACCTCGTCGTACTGGTCCGGGGGCATTGATGCTTCGTCCGGCCTCAGGATAAACACCGCGACCTTGTGAACGTGATGAATGCGCGCCGCGGCATGAAGTTCGGCCACGGCGGGGTAGACGTTTTTGTCAATGGTATTGGGGTTGCGAGACTGTGCCGATACCAGCGTGGCAAAGGCAGACTCTTGGCCGCCGGAGTGCTGTATCGGCACGTTCAGGAACCGGGGGGGATTCTCAGATGAGCGGAGCAAACTGTTCTGCGGGATCAAGAGGTCTGCTGCCCGTGGGTTTTCGCTGAGTCGAAGCGCGGCATAGACCTGCGTGGTCAATCGATGATTGGGGGTTGCGGCGGCGCTGCGTGGTGCGCTGGCATCGAAGGCTCGCGCGAGCGGTACGAAGCGCGTGAATAGGTCCTCAATGGCCTTGGCCGGGTCGGCTGACCATAGTTCTCGCGACTGCCCGAAGGCAAGGTGTGGTGTGTCAGGGGCACGGCCCTTTGCTATCAGCGTGGTGGCGTGTTCCAGCAGGAAGGGGAGGTTCCGTGCAGCAGCTTCTCCCAGGAGCCGGCGGACGCGATCAAAGCGAGTAATGCACCGGAACAATGGCTTGCCACTGGTTGGGACCATCGCGATGCCCACCGTGATCCGTTCTTCCATCGCGGGTTCAGGTGAGAACAGTACCGGCCACCAGACGGCGGACTGCTCAATCGTTCCTGAAGGCTGTTCGTCGAGGATTCTCACATCAGTAACCCGTAGCGCCCTCGGATCAGTCCTTGGATGAGGTTGGCGCGTTGTGTGATGAAGGCGCACATGGCCCATGCGTCAGTGTCATCGTCTACCAGGCGATGCAGCCATAGCAAGATGTCCTCCGCCAGCTTGCTGATTGTGGCGGGATAAGCGGTTGCGTGCTCCAGCATCGCATTGCTGAATGCCCGCTCCGGGCAGGGGTTGCCGCCCGGCTTTGGGCTGCATCGCTCCCGCAGGACATTCTTGAACTGGTCCCGATGGGAGTTGAGTAGGGCATCAGCAAGCCAGTGTGCGCTGCCGGTAATGTTGTCGTGATCGATGAGCACGAAGTCACTCGGACCGCGGCGCAGGAGGTTGCGGGGGTATCGGTCCGTGTTGCCCAGCCACTCGTCGAAGCCGCAGCAACCGCGAAGGTGTTGCCACTCCTTCAGCTCGCGTGTCAGGTGGGCGTCTTGCTCCATGCCCGGCATGATGGCCAATGGGCCCTGGTCAATGGTGCTGGTAACCCAAGCCAGGGTGCGGTCCACCTCAGGGCGATCTGGATGTGCGCGGCTGATCTGCTGGCTATTGAGAATCAGAAAGCCGGCGAGCTCCGGCACCGGAAGGTCCAACGCATTGGCGATGAGCCACGCCAAGGCTTCGTGTACGAGGTGCCGGTCAGGGCGCTCGCCGGTGCTGAATACGATCTTTAAGTGGGAGTCTCGCGTCGTGCCGTCCGGCCACCTCACCCACGCGCGGTGAACGCCCACGGTGGTCTTGGTGCTCAGGGTTTCTAACCAGGCCTGGTATTTCCCGTCTTTCCACAGCGACTGAATCATGCCGGGAAGCGCGTCGGCACCTTGGCCGGCGGTGAGGTGCCCGCCATCAGCTCGGCAACCAGGCCGCTGAGGTGCCGCCAGGCGACAGGGCTGACCGATTGTGCGCGATCTGCCTTGAGGATCGCGGCGATCAGCCGTTCGGCATCAGGCGATACATCAGCATGAATATTGATGCCCCTGGAGGGCGGTTGCCGGTCTGCCTGGACGGCATCTGCTGGAGGTTGATCGAGTTCACCTCGAAGCAGCCCAAGCTCAGCCTCGAGATCTCGTGCTAGGCGTCCTCCAATGGACTTCGGCTTGTCTTCGGATACCCATTGACTGACCTGAGCCTGTGTCCAGCGCCCACCTCCGTAGCGATTGGCGAACGCCGTTGGTCCGTTCGAAGCAGAGACCAGCCTACGGATATTCAGTGTTCTGGCGGTGGTGGCGTCCATCTGGGGAATGGTGAGCGGCGTTACTAATTCGGTAAATGAGCAAAACGGTATTGACGCGGCATAACCGTAACGGTAATGTCGCCACCATGAACCTGACCGAATTCGCTGTATCCAAGGGAGGGACGGGCACGATCCGGTGCCCCGTTCTCGCTGACACCGCGAAGAAGGCGCGGTGCTCGGCCGAGACGCTGTACCTGATTTCGAAGGGGCACAAGCAAGCGTCAGCCAAGCTGTCGAACCGCATTGCGGCTGCGACGAACTTTGCGGTCGCACCCCGAGAGATCCGCCCCGACATCTTCATCGAAGAGCGGGGGGATTGTGAACCTGAAACCACTTGAGCAGAGCACCCTGCGCGATTCCCCTCGCACTGGGTTTGGCCGGCCGGGCGTGGAACCCCGGCCGGCGCCTTTTGATGCTCGAAATGTGTGCGGAGGTGCGCCATGAGTGGACTGTCACCCGTCGGTGAGGCAACCGCCATCAAATCACGGCGTCTGATTTCGCAACGCCTTGCAGCGATGCCGCTGAAGAACCTGGCCGCGGTGCTGGAGGTGGACGATTCCACGGTGAGCCGACTGCGCTCCGACCAGGCACGGCTGACAGTGACCCAGTTCGCCACCCTACTGGCGGCCCTTGGCATGAAGGCGGTGCCCACCACCGCGAAGTGTGTGCGCTCGCCGGTGTTCGACGCGATGGTGACGTTGGTCACCGAGGCGATGGCGGATCAGGCGACGGTGACACGGTTGTTTGAGGATGTGGACTGATGGGGCCACCTGAGTTCACAGCGCAGCTCCCAGTCCGTTTGCAGAGCGCGGCGAATCTGCGCGAGCACTCGCGCGGGAAGCCGCGGGAGTACGCAATCCGGGTGCGGGTGGTCGGCTCATGAACTATTACGAGCGTCACATCGGCGATTACATGAAGAACACCGCCCACCTGTCGATGGTGGAGGACGGTGCCTACAACCGATTGTTGGATGTCTACTACGACAGAGAGAAGCCGCTGCCTGAAAAGGTGGCGGACTGCTGCAAGCTGGCGCGCGCCGTAACGAAGGCTGAGCGAGAGGCTGTGGCCTACGTGCTCGGCGAGTTCTTCGAGCTTTGCCCGGACGGATGGCGCAAACGTCGGTGCGATGCGGAAATCGAGCGGTACAGGGAGAAGCGGTCGAAGGCGAAGCGCAGTGCGAACGCACGGTGGAGCGCACAGCGGTCGCAATGCGATGGCAATGCGAACGCATCCGGCAGTGACGATGCGGACGCTATGCGAACGCATTGCGGTGGCAATGCTCACCAGACACCAGACACCAGACACCAGAAACCCCCTGACGGGGGTAAGGCGCGCAAGCGCGCGCGCGCAACGCTGGGCCAGGCCTTCCTCGCCGAGCTGGGTGTGCCCGAAGCGACGGCTCGTGACTGGCTGGCGGTGCGGGAGCGAAAGCGGGCGCCGCTGACCGAAACCGCCTGGGCGGGTATGGAGCGCGAAGCAGCGCGAGCCGGGATCACCGCCGCTGAGGCTGTGCGGATCTGCGCTGAGCGCGGGTGGCAGGGGTTTAACGCGGACTGGGACTGGCGGGGCGGCGGCAACGTGCGCCAACTGCGGCCCGGGACGGATGAGGCCAACGCGGTAGCCAACGCGGAGGCCAAGCGCCTCCTGGGATTTTCGACATGACGCACGACGATTTCGACCGGTTCACTTCGGCGCTGGATGCGGTGATGGGGCTGTACGCCCAGCAAAAACCGCTGACACCGGCGGCGCGGGGGCTGTGGTTCAAGGCGCTCGAACGATTCGAGCTGCCGCTGGTGGAACGGGCCTTGGCTGCTCACGTCTCCGATCCGGCGGTGGGCCAGCATCCACCGAAACCCGCTGACGTCATCCGTGTGCTGGAGGGCACGAACAGCGATGCCGCCGACGCGGCCTGGTCGAAGGTCCACAACGCGGTCAAGCGGTGCGGCCAGTATCGGCCGATTGTGTTCGATGACTGGCTGATTCACGCAACGGTCGAAGCGATGGGCGGCTGGATGCGGATTGCCGAGGCCGAGTCCGATGAGATGACGTGGATCGGCAAGGAGTTTGTGACGGCCTACGACCGGTTGCGGCGATCTCCGCCGGCGGCCTACTCGGCGGTGGTGAACGGCCAGATGGACGCCATCGGTCTGGCGTTTGTTGGCGACCGAGCCGCGTGTGAGCGTGTCCGCTCCTCCGGCGGCGCGGCCGGATCGGTGGTGCGGATAACCGACTGCAGCCGTATCGGCGATGCAATGCCGGCCCTGGAGCGCCGCGCATGAACGCACAGCTCGCCCTGGACTGGAATGCGGCCCGAGACCGCCGGGATGTCGGCATCGCTCGGGCTATCGATCGCGCAGACCGGGACTCGCCGAGCTGGTCGGATCTGGCGCTGACGTTCCTGCGCGGCTGGGTACAGGGCCACCTGGGCGAGTTTCTGGCCGAGGACGTGGTGCTGGCAGCCCGCGGCCAGGTGCCGGCGCCGCCGGACGGTCGCGCATGGGGTGGGGTGCTGCAGCGTGCGGCCCGGGCGGGGGTGATCGCGAAGGCGGGGTATGCGCCAGCCAAGACCAGCAACTTGAGCCCGAAAGTGCTGTGGAGGGCCCGATGAGTCGCACGCACGCCCAAGAGATCGCGGCGGCGCTGACCTGCGCGCAGGCGCGGGCCGTGGCACTTGCGTTTCTGCGGTCGGTTGAGCGGCTGGATGAGCATGGACGCCCCGACCGGTTCGTCCGTGAGCAACGCGGCGCCGTTGCCATGGCCGAGCACATGGCGGTATCGGTCGAGGAGGTGTGCGATGTCCCGGCCTAGCCCCGCCCAGAAGCGTCAGCGCATGAGACTGAGGTTGCTCGATGCCAACCGCGTGCTGATGTACCACCGCGGCCGGGGTACGCACCAGGAAGCCATGGCCGACAAGATCGCACGGGACACTGCGGCCTGGCTGGAGCGGAACCGATGACGGCCGGCGCGAAGGCCACGCTGACGCGCCGCCGTAAAAGGCCGCGGCTGCACCTGCGGCTGATTAAGGGCGCGCTGGTGCCGGCGGACCATGTGTCGGTCGAAATGATCCGCCGCCGGGGCTGGCGTGTCGGCGATGTGCTGGCGGCCGACCTGAGCAAACCCCGCAACCCCCAGTTCAACCGCCTTGTTCACGCCCTGGGCCTGATGTGCGCGGACCAGATCGACGATTTCGCGGGCCTGGACGGGCATGCGGTGATCAAGCGAATCCAGATCGAGGGCGACATCGGCTGCGAGACGGTGATGGTACGCGCCGGTGGGCTGTGGGCGCAGGTGACGGACCACGTTGTGCGCGTCCTCGGCGAGTCCGCGAGGCCGGCGCTGGTGCTGATCGCGAATCTGATGGGGCAGACCGACATCCCGGTGCGGGTGCCGCGGTCGCTGGCCTTTTCCGAAATGGAGGAGGGCGAGTTCCACGAGCTGTACCGGCGCATGGCGGACTACATCGCGCGGACGTACTGGCCGGATCTGGATGCGCCGACGATTCAGGACATGGCCGAACTGATGCCCGCCGCGGCATAGCCGGTGACCGTGCGCGCCCGGCTGGCGTGCGACTGCAGGAGAGTGATGATGGAGAGCGCAGAGAAGCAAGGCCCGAAGGTGACGGGATACCGCAGCCTGACAGCGGATGAGGTGGCACTGATCAACGAGGTCAAGGCCGAGGGCGAGCGGCTCCGCGATCTGGTGGATCGCGTGGATCGGCATATCCAGCAACCCGGCGGGCCGTCAGTTCACCCTGTGACGACCTCGCCGGCGCGATGGCTCGCGGAAGGCCGGACCGATCTGCAGAAGGGCCTGATGTGCCTGACCCGCGCCGTGGCGGCGCCGACGACGTTCTGAGCCGACATGCTCGGCACCAGCACAGGCGCGATGACGCGGGCCGATGTTGAGCGCATTCGCGCGCTCAAGGACATCGGCTGCGTGGCGTGCCTGATGTTGGGGGTGACTGGGCGCTGGCCAGACGCGCACCACCTGACAGAAGGCGGCCGGCGCCTTGGGCACCAGCAGACCGCGGCCCTGTGCCCCTGGCACCACGTCGGCCGGCCGGATGGCGGCTGGACGGTGACGGAGATGCGCGCGCTATACGGGGCATCGTTCGGGCTGGAGCCGGCGGCGTTCCGCGAGCAGTTCGGGACCGACGCTGAGCTGCTGGCGCGTCAGGATGCCCTGATCGCCCGCCATGGCCGGCTGACGGGGGTGCGGCCGTGTCAGTGAGCCCGTTACCGACCGAGCATGACGAACAGGCTGCGCTGGTGCAGTGGGCGGCGCTGCAGGCGCCTTCTATGCCGGGGCTGTCGATGTTGTTCGCGATCCCAAACGGTGGCCACCGCAACAAGGCGACTGCCGGCCGACTGAGGGCGGAGGGTGTGCGCGCTGGCGTGCCGGATCTGATGCTGCCCGTTCCACGTGGACCACTGCATGGCCTGTTCATCGAGATGAAGCGGCGCAAGGGCGGTTGCGTGAGTGAGGCGCAAGCAACGTGGCTGGCCAGTCTGGATGCCGAGGGCTATGCGGTGGCGGTGTGCCGTGGCTGGGACGAGGCCCGGGAAGCGCTACTGCGCTACCTGGGCGGCCGGTGGGAGGGGCGCGATGCCGATCAAGGTGCCTGATGCCGTGGCGGATGCTCTCGCCGAGATTGCGGTGCAGCCGGACGTGCTGGTGATGCTGAGCGAGCGGACGCAAATGGCGGTCAGTCGCTACGTGGCCAGGCGCCGGTCGATGGCTGAGCATCCCGCCGCACCCAAGGCGGCGCAGCTCGCGCTGGATCTGCGGGAGATCTCCCCCTATCGGCGCCGGGGGAAGCGCCAGCGGCACCAGGCGAAGTATCCAATCGAGATGGTTGAGGACGCAAAGGTCATGCGCGCCAACGAATACACCTATGCCGAGATCGCTGAGGCGCTGTACCAGCTCTACGGCAAGCGCGTGCATGTGATGACGGTGCGGGACTGGGTGTGTGGGTATTACCGGGCGCTGCGGTAGCTGCCGAGCTATGGGGCACCGCTGGCAATTCGGACGAAAGTAGCGGCATGACAAAGCCCGTTCTATCGGCGCTGCCGCGCTTCAAGGTCGCCGACGTGCCCGAGGCCCTGCGCCAGGCCGCAAACCTGATCGAGTGCGGCGACATGCCGGCGGTTCGGTGCGTGCTGATCACCGAGGCGCCCGACGGGCAGCCGGACTACCGGTGTTTCGGCGATGAGCCGTTCACGAAAGCGCACGCGGTGGGGTTGTGCTTCGTTGCCGCGACGGAGTTGGCGGGATGAGCCGCACCAGGCGCGGCACCAAGCCGGCGGGGTTCGAGTATTGGACCCGCCGGCCCGGCAACCGACATGGGCAGCCGCCCGGGCGCTTCTCGAAGCGGCTGACGCACAAGCGGGAACGCCAGCGCGGCCCGACGGAGTGGGTATGACCGCCAAGAAGGGCAAGAACGCGAATGAAAGCCGCCGTGGTCCACGCACCAGGGTGGACTGGGATGCCCTGCACGCCCTGTGGCGCACCAACACACTGTCAAACCAGCAGTTGGCCCGACAATTCAAGTGCTCCGAGGCGGTAATCCGCAAGAAAGCGAAGTCGGACGGCTGGGAACGCGACCTCGCCGAGAAGGTGCGGAAGCGTGTGAAGGAGGAATTGGTACGAGCCGATGCGGAAATGGTGCGAAGTTCGCACCCGCGCGCGGAAAACTCGAACCATTCGGCGCCGTCAGACGATGAAATTGTGGCGGCTGCCGCCCAAGGCCCCGTTGAGGTGGTCCGCCAGCACCGGTCTGACATCCGTGGCGCTCGGGATCTGGCGCTTGATCTGTTTGCCGAACTGCGGCAGTCGACGGTGCACCGCGCTGAGATTGCCGAGGAAATTGACGTCTTCACCGAGGGTGACCAAAGCGGCAAGCGACGGGACATCATGCACAGGGCCGTCTCGCTGAATGCCCGAACGTCAGCGCTCAAGGACATGAGCATGGCCATGAAGAATTTTCAGACGTTGGAGCGGGCCGCTTGGAACCTTGACGCCGGCGACCGTCGCGATGACGACGATTTGGCAGGCCTGTCCGATGACGCCCTGGCGGCCAAGGAGGCGGCGATCACGGCTGAGCTGAACCGGGAGCGCGGCAATGGCGGCGACAGCGGCTGAACTGCGCGCTCAGCGCATCCGGGTGCGGCGCGAGCAAGTCCGCAGGCTGAAGACGACCAAGCTCCAGCGCTACGCCCCCTATCCAAAGCAGGTCGTCTTTCACGAGGCTGGCGCGCTCTATCGAGAGCGCATGCTCAAGGCCGGCAACCAGCAAGGTAAGACGGTCTCTGCAGGGTTCGAGATGGCCATGCACCTGACCGGCCATTACCCAGCGGCGTGGAACGGAAGGGTTTTTGACCATCCGGTAGCAGCCTGGGCGTCTGGGGTGACGTCGGAAAGCACCCGTGACAATCCCCAGCGCGTTCTGATGGGGCGGAAGGGGCAGCTTGGCACTGGCTCAATCCCACTGTCTTGCCTCGACCCGAAGAAGATCACGATGTCCCGTGGCGTGGCAGACGCCATGGATACGGTGATGGTGAAGCACATCTCCGGCGGCTGGTCAGTCCTTCAGTTCAAGTCCTACGAGAAGGGCCGGGAGAAGTGGCAGGGCGATACCCTTCACATCGTGTGGTTCGACGAGGAGCCGCCGGAGGATATCTACAGCGAGGGCATGACGCGGACGAACGCTACCGGCGGAATCGTCATGCTGACCTATACCCCGCTCTTGGGGATGTCCGCAGTGACCCGGCGGTTCCTGAAGGAGAAGAGTGCGGACCGGCATGTGACGTCCATGACAATTCACGACGCCGAGCACTACTCACCCGAAGAGCGACAGCGAATTATCAATAGCTACCCAGCGCATGAGCGTGAGGCCCGGGTGAATGGTGTGCCCATGATGGGGTCAGGGCGTATTTTCCCGTTACCCAAGGAGGCCGTGGAATACGACGCCATGGCATTCCCTGACCACTTCAGGCGACTGGCTGGCATGGACTTCGGCTGGGACCACCCGACTGCCGCAGTCTGGGGCGCCTACGACCCGGATGCCGACACCCTCTACATTTACGACGCCTACCGCAAGAGCGATGCGAAGGCCGCTGAGGGGGAACTGGTCGGCGTAATTGCGCATGCGGCTGCGATCAAGGCGCGCGGGGCATGGATTCCGATGGCCTGGCCATCGGACGGGCATCAGCACGACAAGGGATCTGGGCTGCAGCTCGCACAGCAATTCCGCGCCCAGGGCGTGAACATGCTCCATGAGCACGCCCAGTTCCCGGAGACCGGCGACGAAGGCGAGTCGAAGGGCAGTCGTGTCAGCGTAGAGGCCGGTATTGCCGAAATGCTGGACAGAATGTTGACAGGTCGCCTCAAAGTGGCCGCCCACCTCAATGACTGGTGGGAAGAGTTCCTTCTTTATCACCGCGACGAGGGAAAGGTTGTCAAGGAGATGGACGATCTGCTGAGTGCTACGCGCTATCTCCTGATGATGATCCGACACGCCACAACGAAGCGCGAACGAGGCATTTCGGAATCGTGGCGGGATCGATTGAAGGCCAAACGGCGCCGCGGCAGCGCGATGGCCGGCTGAGTTATGGGGCACTGCACTGGTCTGGCCGCATGGTGCGGGCTGGTCCACCGCCGTGCCCCTGATGGCCGACATCGAAGACGATTCCGAGCGCCCTGACACCGGCCCCAGCTACGCCGCTGAGGCGGAGAAGAGCGTGGCCGACGAGAACTGGCAGCGCTATGAATACGGGCGCGACCGGGGGCATGACCAATTTTGCATGCACGCCCGCCGCCTGGAGGACTACTACCTCGGCGGCGGGGCGCAATGGGATGCCGAAGACCTGGCGGTGCTGAAAGAGCAGGGGCGGCCAGCGCTCGAGTTCAACCAGGTGATGCCGGCGGTCAATGCGGCGGTGGGCTATCAGATCTCGAACCGCATGCAGATCGGGTTCCAGCCGCGTGGCGGCATGGCAAGCCAGGGCCTGGCGGACACGCTCTCGAAAGTGGCGATGCAGATCGCACACAACGAGGAGTTGCACTGGAAGGAGACCGACGTATTCACCGATGGCCTGATCCAGCAGCGGGGGTACTACGAGGTTCGGGTGGACACGGATGACCATCTGCGAGGCGAAATGCGCGTGGATGCGCTGGACCCGATGGATGTCATCCCGGACCCGGACGCGAAGGCCTATGACCCTGACGACTGGGCCGACGTGGTCATCTCCCGCTGGCTGACCCTGGACGAGATCGAGCAGCGGTACGGGAGTGATGCCCGGGACAAGGTGGCTGAGATGGTCGATGCCCAGCAGGCGCTGGGTGATGACGATTTTGGCGACAGCGAGGATGGCGGCGAGGAACGCAACAAGTTCGGCATCAACGGGCTGGGCCGCACCGGTGTCTACGACGGCATCCGACGCGACAAGCACCTGACCAGGATTCGGATCGTTGACCGCCAGAAGTGGGTGTACCGCCTCTGCGACGTGCTGATCCGACCCGACACCGGTGACGTGGAGGTGGTGGAAGATGCTGAGCCGCAGCGGGTGCAGGAGATGCAGGCACAGGGGGCGATCCCGGCCCGGCGTATGGCGAAGCGGGTGCGCTGGATCGTCAGCACCTATAACGCGGTGCTGTACGACGAATGGAGCCCATATCCGTTCCTGACGGTGGTGCCGTACTTCCCGGTGTTCCGCCGGGGCCGGACCCGGGGCATGGTCGACAACGCGACAGGCCCGCAGAACGCGCTGAACAAGGCGGCAAGCCAGTTCGTGCACATCATCAATACGACGGCGAACAGCGGTTGGATCGTGGAGGAAAACAGCCTCACGAACATGACCACCGAGGACCTGGAAGACGAAGGCGCTCGGTCGGGGCTGGTGCTGGAGCACCGCAAAAATTCGAAGGAACCCCAGAAGATCCAGCCGAACACCATCCCGACCGGCATTGACCGGATGATGGACTGGACCACCGGGGTGCTGAAGGAGAACACCGTGCCGGCGGCTGCACGCGGCCTGGCTGATGGCGAGAAGAGCGGCATTGCCATCCAGAGCCGGCAGTTTGCGGCCCAGCAGCAGCTCGCGATTGCCCTCGACAACCTGGCACGGACGCGCAAGATGCTGGCGCGGCGGATGCTGTGGTGCATCCAGCATTACTACGACGACGAGCGGGTGCTGCGCATCACCAAGCAGGACCCTGCCACCGGCCAGCAACTGGACGAGACGCTGGTCATCAATCAGTGGGACCCCGCGACCGGCGAGATCATCAACGATGTCCGCGCCGGCGAGTACGACGTGGTGATCACCGAACAGCCGCAGCAGGTGACGTTCGAGAACACCCAGTTCGACCAGGCGCTGGCGATGAAGAAGGAGGGGGTGAACATCCCCGACGACGTGCTGATTCGCAACAGCAACCTGGCCGAGAAGGCCGAGCTGCTGAAGCGCATGGCCGAGCAGCAGGAGAAGGCCGATCCGCTGACCGACGCCAAGGTGCGCCTGACCGACGCCCAAGCCCGCAAGGCCGAGGCCGATGCCGTGGCCCGGGGCGTGGAGGCTCAGTACAGCGGCATCCAGACCGCGCAGACCATCGCGCAGATCCCGCAGACCGCTGGCCTGGCCGACGCCCTGCTGCTATCGGCCGGATTCGTCGATCGCGACGCCTCGCCTATCGTGCCGCAGTACCCGGGCGAGGTCGCCAGGTCGGTGCCGGGCAAGTACGTGACCGCGGTTAGTCAGCAAGCCGAGCACACCAACCCGATGACGCCGGCGAACCCGGAAAGCGCGCTCGAGGGCGTGCGTGAGGGCATCGAGACGCCCGAAGCCGACGGGGTGCAGCCATGACGGCCGTGACCTGTGTCACCTGCCGCCGCTGGACGGCCAACCCGCGCAACGCTGAGGGCATGGGCCGGTGCGCCGGTAACCACCATCTCAACAGCACAGCACCGCCGCCGGGCCGCGGTCGGGCGCACTGCCCGTTCCCGCATGCGCCCCGCATCTGTGACCACCACCAGCCAAAGGGCTGACAACTGAGGACTACGCCATGGGCAAGAAAGCCACTGTCGGACTCGTTTCTGACTCGATGAAGAAGGACGAAAACGGCGCCAGCTACTGGCCCGAGGATGACATGCACACGCTGATGCGTGCGGCTGCCATTCGCAAGAGTCCGAAGCGCATGGCCGACGCGAAGGCGGCGGCAAAGGCGCGGCTGGAGAAGCAGAAGGCCGAGACAGCGCAGATGCAGGCGCTGGCGCGGAAGTAACCCAAACCGAACCGGGAGTTCGACATGCACTTTGGAAATGAAGACGACGATGATCGGAATCTGGACCTGATCGAGGACGACGACGGCGGTGGCGATACCGACGACGACGACCTGGATCGGCCGGGTCCTGACGAAGACCGCGGCGACGTCGTGGACGGCGATGAAGGCGAAGATGGCGACGAGGGCGACGGCGGGAACGCCGAAGACCTGGATGCCGAGGCGCTGGCGGCACTGGCTACCGAGGGCGACGACACCCAGGGTGCCGGCGATGGGGGCGACCGATCATCCGGCGCCTACATTCCCCGAGCCCGCTTTAACGACGTCAACACCCGCCGGCAGGCCGCGGAAGAGGAGGCGGCCCGGCTCCGCGCCGAGCTGGAGGCTGAACGCGCGGGTGCCGCCGGCGGCCAAAGTGCCGACGTGAAAGCGGCCGAGGCTGCAGCGCCGCCGCCGGAGCCTGTGGACCTGAAAGGCCTGCGCAAGCAGCGCAATGATGCGCTGCTGGAAGGCGATGTCGACAAGGCGACGGAGATCGAGGAGCAGATCGATGCCGAGGTCGAGCGCCGCGCCGATGCGCGTGCCAATGCAGCCTGGCAGAAGCGTGAGGAAGAACAAGCCGCTGCCGCTGCCGAGCGGGCACGCAAGGCGGCTGAGGTGGAGCTGGCGACCGAAGCGGCTGCGGTGATCGCCGACTATCCGGAGCTGGACGCCGGTTCCGACGATGCCCCGAACCCGAAAGCGGACATGGACCTCATCAGCGAGGTGGTGGCGTTGCGTGACAGCTACATCCGGCGTGGCACCAAGCCGGGCGAGGCACTGCGCAAGGCTGCCGACCGGCTCTGCAAGAAGCCTGACCCGGCGGATGACGACGATGGCAAGGCCGGCGGCGACAGCCTGAGCCCGGAGCAGCGCCGCCAGCAGATCCTGCAGCGCAATGCCCAGCACCGCCAGCCGCCGTCGGTTGCCGGTGCCGGTGTGGGTGGGCGTGCGGCAGCCGCCAAGCTGAATGTCGAAGCGATGTCGGAGGACGAGTTCGAGTCGCTGCCGGAGGCTGAAAAGGCCCGTCTACGGGGTGATTCGGTCTGAGTTATGGAGACTGCGCCGCAACCCGGCGCAGGCTATCCCCATCGACGAGTTCGAGGCGGCGGCCGGGACGACTGGCCGTCGACTCCCCGGCCAGCCGGCCGCTGTCTCGAACGCTTGCCCAGCGTAGAAAGGGCTCGCTCGCTGAGTCAGCGCAGTCGCCGCACCCAGGGCGTGAAACAGGGTCCGGCCCACCCGGAAAGCGTGGGCGGCCTCATCGAGCCGTAATCGTTTGATCCCGCGAAGCGGCGGCGTGACAGCCCGTGAGAAACCTCATTGGAGATTGTCATGAAGACCAATTTTGCCGCGCTGACGCCGGCACAAAAGATTGTTTGGGCACGCGACACCTGGAGTGCTGCCCGCGACGGGATGTTCATCAAGCGGTTCATCGGGAGTTCCGACAACTCGATGATCCAGCGCATCACCGAGCTCACCAAGACCGAGAAGGGCGAGAAGGCCATCATCCAGCTCGTTGCCGACCTGGTTGAAGACGGTGTGATCGGGGACGACGAACGCGAAGGCATGGAAGAAGCCATGCAGTCGTACTGGCAGGAGATCGAAATCGATCTCATGACCCACTCGGTGCGCAACAAGGGCAAGCTGGCCGATCAGAAGACGGTCATCAACTTCCGCAAGCAGGGCAAGGACAAGCTCAGCTACTGGCTTGCCAACCGTACCGACCAGCTCGCGATTCTGACGCTGTCGGGCCTGAGCTACGCGTTGCGCAATGATGGCGCGCCGCGTGTCAACTCGCCGTTCTCGAATCTGGCGTTTGCGACCCAGCTCACCCCGCCCAGCCCGAACCGCGGTCTGATGTGGGAGAACGGGGCCCTCAAGCCCAGCGACACCTCGCAGATCGATGCCACCGACACGCTGAGCTACAAGGCGGTGGTGGACTCGATTGCCTGGGCGAAGGAGCACTACGTTCGTCCGCTGATGGCCAACGGCAAGGAGTACTACGTTCTGGTTCTGCGGCCGGGTAGCTATGCGCAGTTGAAGAAGGATCCGGACTTCCGCGATGCCATCGTCAATGCGATGCCGCGCAGCAAGGACAACCCCTTCTTCACCGGTGCGACGGTGACGCTGGATGGTGCGGTGATCCACGACAGCCGCCTGGTCTACACCAACCGCAAGGCCGCCAACGGCGACCGCTGGGGTGCGGGCGATGTCAACGGGACCCGTTCGCTGCTGTGCGGCGCGCAGGCACTGGGCATGGCCGACCTGGGTGCGCCGGACTGGGTGGAAAAGCTGTTCCAGTACGACAGCCAGAAGGGCATCAACGTCGACAAGATGATTGGTCTGCTGAAGCCGCAGTTCCACTCCATCTACGACGGCGGTGTCGAGGACTTCGGCGTGCTCACCATCGACCACGCCGACACCAGCGGCTGATCGGCCCACGGGCCGGCGGGGTGATCGTCCCGCCGGCCTTTCCTCCCCCTGTTGATGAAAGGAGATTCCCATGACGATCAAGAAGCGGTCAGGCCGCCAGGACGTACTGAGCGGTGAAATCGAGTTCGACGGCACCGACGTGGTGGGTACCACGTTCAACGGCGCTCTCGAGCTGCCCAACGGCGCCCGGGCGGTGGGCGGCGAGTTCATCGTGATCGAAGCGGGTGACGCTGCGCTGACGGTGGACATCGGCGACGCCGACACCGGTGACCGGTACGGCGATGGCGTGAATGCGGTGACGCTGGCGCGGACGGCGCTGACCCTGGATGGCTCGGTGATGGAAAGCACCGGTGATGTCGGGGTCACGTTCTCGGCCCAGCCCACGCAGGGCAAGTTCAAGCTCTCGGTGCAGTACGTGGTCGCCGGTCGTGTGGCCACCAACCAGGGTCTGGATTACCGCGGCGAAGGGATTCGCGGCGCGTGATGACGGGGCGGGGTGGCGCGAGCTGCCCCGCCTTTTCCATGTAACGAACGGGAGTTCGATATGAGCAAGTCTGAAACCCTGCGGTTCTGCGCCCCCGGCGATGAACCGATCCCCGTCCGGACCTTGTCCGGGCATTCCGTGATGGTGTCGCCGGATGGCACTGACGTGCATCCACGGTTCCGCGCAGCGGCTGTGACCGCCGGGTGTGAGCTGGTGTCGGGTGGTGCACGTCGGTCGAAGAAGACACCCGATGCCCCGCCGACGCCCAGCAAGCATGACCTCATCTGCGAGGCTATCGTGAAGCTGATCGAGCAGAAGGGTGGCGTCGACCAGTTCGGCGACGACGGCAAGCCTGACGTGCGTGAGCTGAAGGACGTGGCCGGGTTTGGTCTGTCCGCCAGCGAGCGCGATGCCGCCTGGGCCGATGTGAAGAAGTCTCTGGACGAAGCCTGAGGCCATGGACCTCAAGGCGCTGATCGCGGAGTTCCGGGTGCGGGCGGACGACAAGGCCGCCCCGTACCTCTGGGATGACCAGACGGTCACCGCCTATCTCAATGAGGCCGAGGCGGAAGCGGCTGACCGCGCCCGCCTGTTGCGTGACAGTACGAGCCCATTCACGACGATCAATGTCGTGGCGGGCTCTGCTGTTTACCCGCTGGACAAGTTGATTCTGGGACTTGACCGCGTGACGTTGGACGGCTGCCGGTTGACGCGCACCACCGTCGACGAGATGGACCGCGGTCAGGGTAGTTGGGAAGCCCGAACGGGGCGCCCCAAGTATTTCATCGAAGATGAAGACGGCAGGAGTGTCCGGCTGTGGCCGACGCCGACCGCCGCCGGCGTCTTGCAACTGACGGTTTACCGGCTGCCGAAATGCCCGCTTGAGCTGGATCAACAGCAGCAGAATGAACCCGAGATCCACCGCCGACATCATTCGCGGATGATCGATTGGGCGGTTTACCTGGCCTTCAGCCGCCGCAATGCAGATGAGGAAGACCGCCGCCGGGCGGCCGACGCCGACGCGCTGTTCACGGTGTCGTTTGGTGAGCGCCTGAATGCCAACGTGCAGCGCAAGCAGCGCGGGCGGCGGGTGCCTGTCGTCCGGGCGCGGTGGTGATCGCCCATGCGCGAAGCCCGTAACCGCCCCCAACGTCTCGGCCGCTGGCCAGCCGGTGCCAACAATGTGGCCGACCTGCGCAGCTTGGAGTCGTTCGAGCGTCGCGCGGTGCGAACCGCCGAGAACATTGATTTCGACGAGACCGGCCGCCCGCATCGCCGGGGTGGCTATACGTTGCTGTCGGCCGGTGCAGCCCATTCGCTCTGGGCACCGGATGACAGCCCCTGGGGCCTGTTCGTGCAGGCTGGCGAGCTGCGGCGTCTGGATGACACCGGCGAGGTGACGACGGTGGCGATGGTCCACCCCTCCCGGCCGATGCGGTTTGCCGAGTCTGCGGGCCAGGTGTTTGGCAGCAACGGTGCCGCCCAGTTCGTGCTCGACGCCGACGGTATCCGGCCTTGGGGTGTTGAGGCTCCGGCCGGGCAGCCGACGCTGACGGCCACGGCCGTGGGCGGCCTCCGGGCCGGCCGGTACCAGGTGGCGGTGACGTTCGTCGACGGCCGCGGCGAGGAAAGCGGGACCGGCAAGGCGTCGGTGGTGGAGGTGCCAGCCGACGGCGGCGGCGTCGCGGTGTCGGCTATTCCGCAGCCGGCCAGTGCGAGCGTGGACACGATCCGGGTGTATGCGTCTCCGACCGACGGCGAGATGCTCTATCAGGTGATGGACCTGCCGGCGGGCGCTACCGCCGCGAGCATCGGCGCTGCCGAGCTGGCACAGCAGGGCCGCCCGATCTGGACGCAGTTCTGCGAGCGCGTACCGCCCAGTCGTCTGCTGATGGCGTACCGCGGCCGCATCTGGTTTGTGCCGGACGACAGCGATGGCACGCGCCTGTACTGCTCGCTGCCGCTGCAGCCAGGCCTGTACCGGCCGGATCAGGGCTACCTACCGATGCCAGGGCCGGTGGCGGACCTGGTGCCGATGCTGGACGGGTTCTTTGTCGGAACCGATCGACAAACGCTATGGGTCGCCGGCGACGAACCGGCGACGATGACCCGACGAACCTTGGATGCCCACGGGATGGTGCCCGGCACGGCGACGCGGATCCGCGGTGCGGTGTTTGGCGCCGATGCTTCGCAGGTGATGTCGGCGGTCTGGTGGTCGACCAATGGTGAGTTGATTCGCGGTGACGCCTCGGGGGCGATGTCTCCGGTCACCCGCGGACGCTACGCGCTGCCAGGGTATTCGGGTGGCGCGGTGTTGCACCGGGAGGTGGATGGCATTTCCCAGATCGTGAGTGCGTTGGCAGGGCCGAAGGCAAGCGCCAGCGGCTTCGGGGCCCGGGATAGGGCAGTGGCAGAGGTGGTGCGCAACGGCATCACGATTTGACGACGGAGAAGGACGATGAACGGCAATTTCATGAAGCTGGTCGACCGCCATGGCGCGGAACTGCGGCGCGCACTGGCGGCTCACCGCTACGAGCGCATGGACAACGGTGACATTTTGGTGCCCGGCATGAAGCTGGTCGTGGGTGGGCGGTTCAGCCACAGCCTCAACGGCGGCGACTGGGTGACCGACGATAACCGGGTGGTGAACGAGGGCCTGAACTACCTGCTCAACGCCGCGCTCGGCAATGCCGCGCAGGTGGCGACCTGGTACGTGGCGCTGTTCTCAGGCAACGTGACGCCGCCGGCCACATGGACGGGCGCGAACTTTGTCGCCAATGCCACCGAGTTCACCAACTACACCGCCGGCACCCGTATCGAGTACCAGGATGCGCCTTCGGTGGCGCAATTGATGTCGAACACGGCCAACCCGGCGGAATTCACGGTGAACGGTGGCGGTGGCACGGTCTACGGTGCCGCGCTGCTGTCGAACCCGGCCAAGAGCGCGGTCACGGGATCGCTGTTCAGCGCCGCACGGTTTGCGACCGAGCGGGCGCTGGTCGACACCGACATCCTGCGGGTGCGCTACGAGGTCGGAGCCTCGTCGACCTGATCGCAGATCATGCGATTTCAGGGGTCGGCGCTGGTCAAGCGGTACAAGGGCGACCGGGAGGCTGCACAGCAGTACCTGCCGGTCGCCCGCACGCTTCTGGGCCGCATGCTGGCCTATCTGGGCCCGGGTATCAGCGGGGCGAGGCGCTGGGTACTGCCCAACGGCGTCGTCATTCGCACGCTGATGGCGGGAAACGTGCCCATGGTGGAGATCGATGTCACGCCGGTGGCGCCAGTCGTTGTGGCTGGCAGCCTGGTCTTTCCGTTGGTGCAGGGCATCTGTTTCCGTCCGTCGAGCCTGTCGCACCCTGACGGCATTGCGTTCCCAGCCCCGTCGCCGTTCGATCCGCTGGTGCAACACTCCGAGGTGGTGATCGACGAATTGCCAGGGCAGGAGCGCATCACATGGTTCCACAACAAGGCCAGCAACCTGGGCAACTTCATGGACCCGGGCATCGAATACTACAAATGGCCGAAACGGGTGGCGGGGGCGGAATCGAACCTGCCGGATGTGCATGACCGGCTGCTGCACGGCGGCAACTATTGGTTCAGCCGCGACCGTAAGGAGGTGCTGAGCTGGGAGTCGACCGGCAGCATCAAGTTTCTCAACTTCGACGGGTACCCGCAGTCGGATTACGAGTTCTCGGGGCCGGAGCGCGCGGTTCGCGGGCTGCCGCTGCTGTCGCCGCGTGACCTCGGCTTGGGCGTGGCGATCTTCTACCGCGGCCATGTGGTGCGGATGCCGCAGTCGCTGCTGGACGAAATCGTCATTCCAGCCGCGGACGGCGACGGCGTTGATCGGCCGTGGTCGATGGTGACCTCGGCGGCCTTCATCGAAGGCGAAGACGAAAAGCCCACGCGCAACATGGTGTTCACGCTGATGGCGCGTTCCGGCTTCGTGCTGGAGGGTCAGAATCTCAAGTACGTGGAAGGCTTGTTTGTCGGCCGAATGGGCTTTCGCAAAGATGGGGTGCCGGAGCTGAAGGGCGTGCGGCGCCTGGCCACCCAGGACTACGACAACCTCATCACCAATGATGTGGATTGGCAGACCGAGGTTCTTGATAGCGGCTATCTTGGCGGCATCGGTGGTAACTTTTCGCCAGGCGTCGCCGCAGTCAACACTTCCCAGGTCTTCTGGAATTTCCGTGGCGATCGCGCGGTCGGGACCCGGTGCGTTGAAGGGTATTTGCGCAGAGTGTCGGTCACCGTTTCGGTCGGCGAAAGCATCTCTGAAACCACCGGCGCGATTGTTATTGGAGCCGACGCCGGATCATATTCGGTAGAGCGCACCTATCAACGCCGTGTTGGTCCTGGATACGCTCAATCGCTCATCACCAGTTCCTCAACCGAAAGCATGTCGCTGCGTTTCGCCCTGATGAACGGCGACGAGGAAGTTGATCTCGAGATCCTGACGGAATACTCAATTTCGGGGAGCGATGAGAGAGAGGCTGCGCCGTTCCCGGTTCCCGACCGCAGCGTTCCAGGAAACCCAGATGTCGGGGAGCGGTTCGGATCAATCTTCTATCTGAATACCGAATCCGAAGAACAGTTCTCAGAGTCGCTGCGGTACGCGGGGTCGGTCGTTGCAAGCTATTCGCATGCTGAATCGAGTACACGGCAGCTTCCCAGAAGGGCGGTGGTCGGCGATGAGTCTGGATTCGGCTTTCCGCTGGCGTTCGTCTATCAGGGGCCGTTCGGTGTCGATGATGGCTTCACGGAGATCACCAGGTCGAAGATTCCTGAGCTGCCGCTGAAGCACATTTTCATGGTGACAGTTGTTGACCCCGCCAATGATGTGGTGATTGTTGAGGAAACGGCTGCTGACATCAGTAGAACCGTCGATTTCACCCCCATCGGAGCCGACACAACATTCGAATATTTCTTCGGTGCCGGCTATCCGAGGGAGCGGAGCCGTAGCGAGAATGGCACGGTGGCGAAGCAGCATCAGTCGACTGCGACTATCAGCGGACAACCGCATGTCCAAACAGTGGACCTCGGCACTGAGGTGCTTGATTCCGACCTGACTCAGACCGGCGCCCTCATCATTGATACTGACCAGTACCCGTCGGAGTTGGTTGGCGGAGGTCCTGCACCACCTGAGGATTTCTTGGAGTCGTTCCCTGAGTCGGCGTCAGGGAATATCCGCGCTGACTTCTTGATGAGCTGGCTGAGCGGGCGCCCTGTGTCGCTGACATCGGAATCAGGGGTTCCCGGAGACTTCCCTATCGGGCCGCCGTTCCCTAGAAGAATTGGCATGTCACCGGTGTTCAACCAGGCCAACCGCACCACCGGGCAGCAGTACGCCATCCGCGGTGAACACACCTTCCTGCACTACAAGTGCGGTCTCTATGGGTTCAACCCCACAAACCAGTTTGTAATCCCATTGATCGAGCAGATGCGGGATCAGGTGCTGGTTGTGGACACCCTGGGTCTGCTCGGAGACGTGATTCTGTTCCCGGGCGACAACAAAGGCGCTGTCGACGTGGGGATTCTCTGAAGGAGCTGGCCATGCAGATCTTCCGTAACAACTTCAGCACCACCCTGTCGTCGCCGGCGGCGGACGATGCGGTGCAGATCGTGATTCCGACCGTGGATGCTGACAAGCTGCCCGCGGACTTCAACAACCACTTCATCATGCTGACCCTGCAGGCGGGGTCGACGATGGAGATCATCCGCGTCACGGGCCGCACTGGCGACACGCTCGATGTGATCCGCGCGCAGGAAGGCACGGCCGCCGCGGCGTGGTCGGCTGGCGACAAGGTGGAGAACCGGATGACGGCCGGTGCCGTCGACATGCTGGCGCAGCAGGCCATCACCATGCGCCTGGGGGCGGACGATTCTTCGACTGTATCGGGCCTTGGCCCGGTGACGCGGCGGGCACCGTTCGGCATGACATTGAGCGGGAGCGGGGTGAGGGCGTCGCTGGTGACTGCTCAGTCGTCTGGGACCGAGATCACGATTGACCTGAAGGTGAACGGCTCGTCGATCCTCAGCGAGCCGATCCACATCGAGAACGGGGCCAAGACCAGCCTGACTGCGGCAACACAGCCGGTGCTGAGCGGCAACGTGATCCCCGACGATGCCGAGATCACCGCCGAAGTGCTGACCTCGGACGATGCCGGTGCTGCCGGTCTTCGGGTGACGCTGATCGGCGCCGTGAACCCGTATGCGGAGATCCCGCCGCCGCCGCCTCTGTTCGGTGACGCCTATCTGGCTTGGGAGTTCGAGGAAGAGTTCAGCAGCGACCCTGCGGCCGATGCCTCGGGCAATGGCCGGGTCGGGACCTATAACTCGGGCGGCGGGTCGATCAACCTGGAACAGGCAGGGCCCACATCTGGTGGCAACGCGGTGCAGTTCACTGGAGATGGCACCGGTGTGAATTGCGCCATCACCGGCATTTCGCTGGCCTCTGGCGAGGGAGACGGGGTGATGATGGAGCTGTTCGTGCGCCGCGACGGCTTCCCCTCGGAAGACCCGTGGCCGGTTGCGTTCATGGATGATGGCAACGGCGTGGCCGGCAACAACTACGTCTCGGTGCGTGTCAGCTCGGGAATGCAGGTTCTGGATGGCGTGGAGTTCGACCCGTTGGAAGCCTCGTCGAGCGAATCGTCGGCGAACCTGACCTATGAGCTCTGGCATATCTGGGTGCAGCGTGCGACCACCACACCTGAGTTCGACTTCGGCAGCCTGCAGGTGTTCCGGCAGGGCAACCTGGTGGCCGACCAACTCCTCAATGCCGACCACCCGCCGACGACGTTCACGCGGTTCATGGCAGGTGTGGGTGAGGTGTCGGGTTCGCTCTTCGGGCATCCGCTGATTGCTCACGCGGCGCTGTACGGCTTCAAACTCTCGGACGCGCAGATGGAGGCCCGATGCGCGGCCTTCGGTGTGGCCTATCTGGGATAAGCCGCCGCCATGCTCCCCAACGCCGAACCGCTCAACACCAGCGCATTCGGCGGCGGGGGAGCGGTTGAGGCCCCACCGCCCCCTGCTGCCGATCTGCTGTCCGGGGCCCTGAACGGGGCGCCGTTCAACAGTGTGCCGCTTGGCGGCGAGGCCCTGGGCGACGAAGGCGGGGAGGAGCTTGTCGAGACGGGCGCCATCAACACGGCGCCATTCAACAGTGGGCCACTGGGCGGGGTGCTGTTCGCCGAGGCGCCGCCACCTGAGGAGGGCGCCGAGTCCGGTGCGTTGAACACCGGCCCGATCAATGCCGGGCCCTTGGGTGGCGGCATTGCCATTGAGGACGAGGAGCCGCCGCCGGCCGGCATCATCTATCAGGAAACGGTGTCGAGCAGCTTGGACAGCACGACCGTGTCGGACTATCAGCACTTCCCGCTGGCGGTGGTGACGGTGAGCGAGGCGCTGTCGGCGCTGGATGGCGCAGCGACGGAGGCCGGTGTGTTGGTGTCGCTGCTATCTGCGCTGACCACGACCGCTGCGGCCAACTACGATTGGATCATCCGGGCTCGCGACAACGTGGCGGCGGCTGAAGTGCTCACGTCGCAGGCCGAGCAGTCGTTGCGGGCGATCAGTGCGGTCGCCATGCAGGACCGCATTCGCGCAGTGTGGCCGGTGGTGGCGTCTTCCGTGCTCGAACTGCCAGACGAGGCGACCCACCGGGCCGTTGCCATTGCCGCCCTGGTCGAGAGCCTGGTGACCAGTGAGGTATTCGAGGCGCGCCGGGAAGCGGCTGCGCTGGTGGCGGTGGCGCTATCGGCGACCGATGCCGCGGCGCCAAGCTGGGTGGCGGAGGTGCTTGAGGCCATCCAGGCCGGCGACATGCCGGCGGCCGGCCTGCTGCAGACGGTGGCGGCGACGGAAGCGCTGACGCTGACGGTGCTGGCACAGCAAGGCGCTGTGGTGTTTTTGGCGCTGGCCGATGCGGTGACCGCCGGCGATACGCTGACCTCGCAGGCGGTGCACGGGCTGCTGGTGCGGGAACTGGTGCGTTTCTCTGTCGACCTGGTGCTGTTCGGCGAGGCCTTCACGGCGGTGGCAGTGACCACACAGGGCGCGCGGCCGATCAGCACCTATCTGGGCTGGAACTTCAATGCAATGGCGCGCATCGGCGGCCGCTACTTCGGCACCGGTGAGGGCGGCCTGTACGAGCTGACGGGGGACAGCGATGACGGCGAGGAGATCGCCGCTCGGATCGTCACGGGAGAGATGGATTTCGGCTCACCGGCCATCAAGCGGATTCAGGAGGCCTACCTGGGCTACACGGCCGGCGGCGACCTGATTCTGAAGGTGATCGCCACCCATGAGGGCAAGGTGCGGGAGTTCTGGTACCGGGCACCGGTGATGGTGCCGGGCGAGGTGAGCGAGACCCGCATCCAGGTGGGCAAGGGACTGACCAGCCGCTACTGGCAGTTCGAGTTGATCAACACCGGCGGGGCGGACTTCGACATCGAGGTGTTCGACATGACCCTGCTGGATCTGAGCCGGAGAATCTGACATGGCCGAACCCACAACCGTATTTGGTCTGGTGCAGCAGGGGCAGGACCAGTTCAAGCAGTTCGCCGAACAGGCCTTCACGCAGGCGAACACGCTGTTGGGCGACCTGACCCAGTTTGATGTGCCGAACATCGACAACGATCTATCGATTGAGCCGCCCAGCATCGAAATCTCGTTTGAGATGCCGGAAGCGCCCACGTTCGAACCCGAGTCCCCGGACTTTCCTGCGCTGCCAGGCGATCTCCAATTACCACAAGTGCCGGCGCCGCAGTTGCCGTCAGCGCCCGGCGCGTTTACGGAGAGCGCCCCGGCGGTGCAATCGCCGCAGCGGCCAGCGCCGCTGTCGGTGTCGGCACCGACCAATGCGCCGGAGGTGAGCGCGCCGGAATACCCGGAGGCACCCGATGTGGCGCTACCGGACGCGCCGGACATCGATGTGCCGTTGCCGAGCCTGCGCGAAGTGCAGTTGCCGGAGTTCCCGGAGATCGTGTTCCCCGAGTTCACGGCGGTGAGCCCGGATTTCAACCTGCAGGAGCCGGTGGTCAACATCGACTTTGAGGAGGGCACCTACAGCTCGCCGCAGTTGACGGCGCTGCAGGCGACGCTGCAGGACATGCTGAACGGCATGGCCCTGCCCGCCGGCGTTGAGGATGCGCTGTTCGAGCGCGGTCGCGCGCGGCTGGACCGCGATGCCCGCAAACAGGAAATGTTGGCGACTGAGCAGTGGAGCGGCCGTGGCTTCGATGCGCCCGGCGGCGACCTGGCCGCACGTCTGGCGGAGGTGCGGCAGGGCAATCAGGATGCGGTGAGCCAGCTCAACCGTGACGTGTATATCCAGTCGCAGGTAACAGCGATCGAGAACCTGCGGTTCGCCGTCGGTCAGATGGTGACGCTGGAATCGCGGTTGATCGGCCTGTTCAGTGAGGCTGCGGGCCGGGCGCTGGAGGTGCAGCGCATCACCGGGCAGTTGGCCATCGACCTGTTCAATGCGCGGGTGACGGTGCTGAATGCGCGAATCGCTCACTACCGGGCGGAGGCCGACGTGTTCCGTACTCGGGTGGATGCGGAGCGAGCCAAGCTGGAGGCGCTGCGTGCCGAGATTGAGGCTGCACTGGCCGTCAACCAGCTCAACGAATTGGACGTTCGCATCTACGCCGAGCGGGTGCGCGCGGAACAGGGCCGTATCGCGATCTATGAGGCGCGGGTTCGGGCGCTTGCCAACATCGTCGACGTCTATGAGGCGCAGGTGCGGGCGGCGTTGGGCAAGGTGGAAGTGGACCGGGTACGGATGGAGGGTTTCCGTACCCGGGTGGAGGCCTACGCGCAGCAGGTGGCCGGAAAGCGGGCCGAGTTCGAAGCCTATGGCGAGGACGTGCGCGCGCAGTCGGCGGCCACGGACGCCTACCGGGCGCGGGTGGGGGCGCATGCCGAGTTGACGCGGGCCTATGCCACCCAAGTCGAGGCCAGCATTGCGCCGATTCGCGCGCAGGTGGAGATCAACCGCGGGCAGGTCGACGCATACACGGCCAAGCTCGGCGCGTTCCGTGAAAAGGTCAACGCGGAGGCCAGCCGGCACCAGGCCAATGTCGCGGTGTTCGATGGCAAGGCGCGGATCTTCAGCAGCCAGGTGTCGGCGGCCAGCGCTGAGGCACAGGCGCGCGGTCAAGAGGTATCGCTGTTGCTGGAAGACGCGCGGTCGCGGCTGCAGCTTCTGGTGGAGAACAACCGCAACGAGGGCCAGAACGCAATCCAGGGCGCGGGGCTGATCCTGGAGAAGCTGCGGTCGGCCGCCACGGTGGCCTCGCAGTTGGCGGCGGGTGCGATGAGTGCGGTGAATCTGTCGGCCGGGATCAGTGGCAGCAGCTCGGATTCCATCAGCCGCAATCAAAGCCTGAGCGTTGGCTATGCCGTGGATGGTGGCGAGGCGGCCCCGCCGAACATCTCTACTTTCTGACGCTATGGGGCGCCGTTGCCAAGGCCCGAATAATGGTCTCAGGCACAGCCGTGGAGCGGCCAATGGTCCCGGGACAGGAACGAAAGAAGCGTCGTGACGAACGACTGAATGCGCAGCCGGTGGCACAGCCACCCTTGGCTGCGCGCGCGCGACAGGGCGCTACCGACCTTGCGCGAGGCGCCTACAACACCGTTCGTGGAGCCAGCAATGCGCTCGGCTCGCTGACGGTTGGGCCCGTGGTGGATGCCGGCGCGAATGCATTGGCCCTGGCCACCGGCAATGATCCGCGCACGCGGCCCGGCGGCATCGCCAGCCTTACCAGCCAGTACAACGCGGCCGCGCAGGACGCACAGCGGCAGGTGGTGGGGGGTGTTCCGCAGGCGATTCAACGGATTGGGGGGCGAATCACTGGTGCACGGCCGCTGTCCCTTGGGTCGTTGCCGCCGGCGAGCCAGGCACGAACCGGGGCCACACCGGACGAACGCTCGGCGGGCGCCCCCGCTGCCAGCCCCAGCGCCCCCGCGGCCGCACGGCCAACGCCACAGGTTCCCGCCCCAACATCACGGTCGCCGCAGTTGCTGTCTACCCTGCCGGACGGCGTGCAAGGGGAGGCGGCACCGCAGCCGCCTCTGGGTGCCACGAGCGTGACCCAGAACCTTCAGCGCTTCGTCGCTGACGGCCAGCGAGAGCGCCAGTTGCTGGGGGCGGAATCAGCGCGGATCAATTCCCAGTCCGCTGCGGAAGTGGGCCGACAGCAGCAGGTGAATCAGGTTGGCAATGACTTGCGGGTGGCGCGGCGCGGTTCGACGAGCGCGCGACAACTTCGCCAGCGTTTGGACGAGTTGCAGGCCCCCGCCGCGACTGGCCGACCTGCCGGTGATATTGCGGCGCAAGGATTGCTGGAGGCGCAGGCAGGCCAGGCGACCGCGACCGCTGGCGCGCAGGCTCAGGAATCACTCGCCACGCAGCTCAATAACCAGACCGCAGCCGAAAACCGGCAACGCCTGCAACAGCTCGCAACGCTGGGGCCTGATGATCCGTCGCGGCGCAATCTCATCGATGCGCTGGTGGCCGGTGCTGGCCGTGACCCGGATGCTGACCGATTCGTGGCGGTGGATTCGATCATCGGCACTGACGCGCTGGGCAATCCGGTCCAGGGGCGGCAGCTCTACGACACGCGCAGCGGCACGCAGGTCGGCGGTCAGGCCGGAGGGAAGCCGGCGGCGCCCACTAAGGGTACGGTTCAGGACGGCTACCGCTTCAAGGGCGGTGACCCGGCAGACCCGAACAACTGGGAAGCCGTCGAGTGAAGCCATGGGAGCGCTACGGTAGCGGTGGCGCGCCACCCGGCGGTGGTGGGCCATGGGCGGAATATGGCGGGCCGGCTGAAGCCGAGCCTGCTGCTGCCGGCCGCGGGGTGGGGGGCACGCTGAAGGATCTGGGCGTTGGCGTTGTGCAGGGCGCGGTCAACCTCGCCGGCGGCCTGGCCGAGCTGCCGAACCTCGCCACTGGTGGTGCGCTCGACCAGAACGTCGTGCGGCCCGCGCAGCGGGCACTGGATCGCGCCCTCGGCGGCCCCGGCGTTGACAACGGCGGGATCTCTGGCGGGATTGCCCGCATCAACGAGGGGCTGGATGCTGCGGCATCGCCGACGCTACAGGGTCGCCGACAGGAGCTTGCCGAAGCGATGGACCGCGGGCCACTGGCCGCTGCAGGCAAGGTGGTGACCGACCCGGTGCTGATGAGTCAGTTTCTCGCCGAGCAGGTGCCGATCATTGCGACCCTCGGCGCGGGCTCGGTTGGAACTGCCGGCCGGACAGCAGCCGCGGCGCGGGCTGGTGGTGCCGGCGCAAAGGCTGCGCAGGAAGCTGGCCGAACGGCGGCGCAGCGCAACCTGGTCGGCGCCAACGTGGCCATGGGCGCCGGATTCTCCGGGCAGGAGGCGCAGCAGCGTGCCGCAGCCCTGCCGGACGAAGCGTGGCAGGCCAACCCGGAATACGTGGCCCTGGCCAAGCAGGTCGGGCCCGAAGAGGCCAAGCGCCGTCTTGGCGTGGAGGCTGGCCAGATCGCAGCAGCGGTGGGCGGCCCGATCAGTGGCGCCATATCGCGGCTGACCGCGCCCTTCGAGGCGCAAGTGTTCACTCGCAGCCTCAACACCGGCCTGCCGGCAGCCGTCGGCAAGGAGGCGGTGGAGGAAGCCGTGCAGGAAGGCGGCGAGGCCTTTGCCGCCAACCTGGGCGTGCAACAGCGGGCCGACCCATCGCAGGCACTGGGCGAGGGCGTGCTGGAATCTGCTGCCGTCGGTGGTGCTGTCGGGGGCGTTCTGGGTGGCGGCTTGTATGGCGCGGGCCGGCTGACCCGCCAGGACGGTGAAGCGCCGCCGGAAGACGCGGCCCCTGCCGCACCATCGATCGCTGGCGCCTTGCCGGCGCCGACCATCGTGCCGGGCGATGGCAACCCTGCCGCCGAGTTCGAAGCCCAGCGCCAGAGCATGGAGAACGCCGAGCGGGCTCAACAGCTCTACGCGGAGCGCGACTCCGAGGTGGCGCGGCGCGAAGCGGCGATGCAGACCCTGGCGGCGAATGGCATCGACCCCAACGCGGGTCCGATCTCGAAGGGTGTGGCCCGCCTGGCCTTGACCCGCGCGCCGATTGAAGCGGCTGCCGGTGTCGACCCCGCGCGCACCTTCGAGGGTGAAGCCCGGACGCTGGATGCGGTGGCCCGTGCTGACCAGCTCTATCAGGAACGCGCGGCAGAAGAAGCGCGGCGCGCCGCGGCGATGGCTGGCGACCTGCCGGCGCAGATTCTGGACCCGAAGACGAACGGCCCGTTCCGTTCGATGCCGGGATTGAATGCGCAGCGCAAAAAGCTGGGCGCGAACGCAGACCGATACGAAGTGCAGAAGCTGGGGCCCCGTCAGTGGGTGCTGGCGCTGAAGGATGACCCCAATGCCAACCCAACCGACCCATCGACCCCGGCCGAATCACCCGTGGCGGCAGGTGCCGCGGACCAAGAAACCTGGCAGGCCTTCGACCCCGAAACCTCGCTGAATGTGCCGCGGGATGTGATGCCGCAGGTGAAATCGGAGCACCGCGGCGCGCTGGTGAACTTCCTCAAGGGGCGCGGCGTCACGGCCGAGCCGTCGCAGGCCGTTGATCCGCTGACGCTGCAGCCGTCGCAGATGGAGTTCAGCCCGGAGAAGGTGGCGAAGGCGAAGACCTTTGCTGGCACCGACCGCGCGATTCTGGTGTCGGCTGACAACCGGGTGATCGACGGGCATCACCAGTGGCTGGCGAAGGTGGATGCCGGCGAGCCGGTGAGCGTGATCCGCATCAATGCGCCGGCGGAGGACGTGTTGCCGCTGGTGAGCGAGTTCCCCAGTTCGACGGTGGATCAACGCAGCCCGAAGAGCCTGCAGGATGACCGGCTGAGCGATGAGTCGGTGCAGTCTGATCTGCGCGCCATGGCACCGGAGGCAGGCTGGGCGGAGATCGGTGGCAGCATTATCCGCGGTGCGCGCGATGGTGAGGTGACCGGACGCACGCCATGGGTGCCCTTTGCTCCATGGTTCCAGTCTGTGCAGCGGGATGCCCGGCTGCCCGGCAATTCGAATGGCGCTGCTACCCGCGAGGCGGTGCGCAAGGCGATGGCTGGTGAGGCGATGTCGGCGGCTGAGCGCCGGCATGTCGAGGCGATGTTGGACTGGGCCGACGGCGAACGGGAGGAGATGGCGCAACGCGGCATCCCTGATGCTGACCCGTTCGAGCTGGCCGGAGCCGCTGCCGATGCGGAGACGGATGTGGCGCCGCGCATCGTGGCGATGATGGATGCGGTGGCAGCGATCGATGATGCCGAGGCCGAACGCCTGGCAATCCAGTACGATGATGACGCGGCCCTGGAGGCCGCCTTGCAGGAGTGGCTAGATGGCCGACGAACCCAAGAAGCTGACCCGCGGGCAGCAGGCGCTGAAAGCGGCCCGGATCTACCGCGGCCGGATGGAGCGCAAGCAGGCCCGGCCGAGCCCGACGAAGCCGGCGAAGTAGGCGAGCCCGGCTTTTCGCTGACGGCCGAGCAGGCGCCACCTGACTCCGCGCCGCCCGCGAACCCAACCCAGAACGATTTCTTCGGGCGCAACGAGACCGCGCAGGCGCTGGCTGACCGCGCGCGGTCACAGGACACTCGACGCAATGGCACTGAAAATGTGCCAGCAGATGTTGATGGCGGCCTGTTCTCGAATCAGCAGCGACAGCAATCGCTTGAGGCGCCAGCAGCGCGCGGGGCATTTGGCCCCATCTTCTCGGAGTACCGCCACAACGCTGGCGGCGCTGTTGATCGCTTGATGCGTGAACGCACTGGTGAGGCCCTGGCTGCACTCCAGCACGAGCAGGTAGGCGACATCGACCTGGTCTGGGGCGAAGAGGGTTCGCCCGAACGCGACTATGAAGATGGGTTCGGCATCGCGAAGATCTCGCGCAAGCACCCTGAGGTGCTGGAAGATCTGCAAGGCTTCGTGGACAGATTGGCGATCCGGTCGCGCAGCAATAACCGAATCGTCCTGGCGGATGACGCAGGCCGAGCGGTTGTCCGGCTCGACTGGGATGGCAACCAGAAGACCTGGTTGATGACCGCGTATGAGGTGGATTCGGCAGCGGACGAGGGGACGACTGGCGGCCCCGCCCGCGCTGTGCCGCTGCCTCCCAGCGACCAGAACGCCGAATCCAGTGATCAGACTACCGGTGCAGCAGAGAGTTCGCCAGTGGCTGCAGAGACGCAACGGCCAGGTAGTGCGATTGACGGTGGGGCTGGTGAGGCGCGTCAAGCCACGTCAGACCGGAACATCAATGCTCGCCGGTCAGTACCGCGCTCGGCGGTGACGACGCCCGCAGGCGCGCTCAAGGCAGCCGCGTATCGCAGTCGGGCAGATTCATCGCCGTGGTGGCATCAGGGCGACGTCAACGCCATTCAGTTCGCTGCGAAAGTTGTTACCGCAAATCCATCTCAGCGTGAGATCGAGTCCAAGCGACGAGCGGAGCAGCAATGGGCGCGCTTGCGCGCAGCTCAGGATGCTGGATGGTCGCTGCGAAACTACCGCGCCGGCCCATATGGAACGGTCTGGGTGCTGGAGAAGGGCGACAATCTGCTGACCCGCGCCGGTTTCGATGCTGGGGTTGCGGAAGTGATGAAGCGACCTGAAATGCCCGCGGACAAGCCCGGATTCGAGAGTATGGCGAGCCGACAGGCGGCGCTATCGCGAGCATTTGTTGAATGGCTGGATGAGGTCCCCCGCGAGCAGCAGGAGAATCGAGCGCTGGTGTCACGTCGTCTCGGACAGACTGCAGCAGGTGATTGGGCGCGAATCGTGGACGATGGGCAGGATGTTGCACTCCGGCACTTCCCCGATAAGAAAGCCGGCGCAGGATGGGACATCCAGGTCAGCGCGCAGAGCTGGGATGACTTGCTGGCGCTTGTGCGCCAGTACGCTGTTATCCCGGAAGGCACCAGCGGCGACGCAGCATGGGGCGCGGCCATGGATGCCGCTCGCCAAGGCGCGGGCATCAAGCTGTCTCAGTACCAGTCAGATCCCCCAGCCCCGGCGCAGGATCGCGGTCTTCTGGAGCAAGTCGACGCGACGTTGGATGCGCTGGCCGACGGCACAGCTACGCTCGAGCAGTACCGGGAGGCATTCCGGATCGTCAACGAGCGTGCCGACGAGGTGAAGGCCGCGCTCTCTGCAAAGACCAAGGGCGAGCTGATCGCGCTGGCCGGCGGGGCGAACACCTTCAACCGTCTCAACAGCTTGAAGAAGTCGGAAATTGTCGAGCGACTGCAAGAGGCGATGGTTCGCCGCTTTGCCCTTGGCAAGGACTACGGCCCGAACAGCTACATGATGGGTCAGCAGAAGCAGTACGAAGAGGCCAAGGCCAAGGCGCTGAAGGAGCTGGTTGAAGGGCAGACCGACGAATCTCTTGCCGAGTACGCCGCTGAAGTGAAACAGGCTCGCATAGAGGCCGCAGGCCGTCGTGCCGAGCGCATGGAGGCTGTCAAGAACCCCAAGACCATTGATGATTTCCGAGCCTTCATCAGGGTTCAGATGAGCGATGGCAAGACCCTGCTCGATGCCCGCCTTGCGCTCACCCACGAGCAAAGATCCGAGTTTGACCGCCTGATGGCTGAGGACAGCCGCAGCAAGCGCAAGGGGCAGAAGGACGAGCAGCGTGCTGTTCGAGTCGCCGGGCAAAAGGTTGATGGCCAGGTCATCGAGACAAAGCACTCGCAGAAGGGCTTTGACCTCTTCGTCGTGCAACTCGCTGAGCGCGTTCCGCGTGAGGACTACAACACCCTCAACGCCGGCGCGAAGCGCATGGGCGGCTACTACTCGGCGTTCCGTGGCCGCGGAGCGGTGCCGGGCTTTCAGTTCCGAGATCGGGCCACGGCTGAAGCGTTCGTGAAGCTCGCCAACGGGGACGCTACCCAAGCCAACGAGGCGGTGCAGCAGCGGCGTGATGCATTCGAGGATGACCGTTCGCAGACTGCCACCGAGCGGCTGACCGAAATGGCCGACCGATTGGAAGAGCGTGCCGATGAGGCCCTGGCTGCGGAACGCAAGGTCAACACCGCGCGCCGTGCCCGGATGGCGAACAGCGCCGAGACAGCGGCCCGCGCCGACAAGGCCCTCGCAAAGACAATGCGAAACATCGGTGCCGCAATCAGTGAGGGACGCGTAAAGTTTCTCGACCGCGTGCGTGCCAAGTCTCAGGTGGAGCTTCTTAACAACGCCATCGTCACTGCCAAGAGCGATGAACTGCGCTCCAAGTACGACAGCTATGCCGAGCAGATGAAGCGTAAGGGTGAGCCGCCAACGAGCGACACGGTGGAATTCGCACAATTCCCCAGCTTCACCATGTTCCGGTCTGACCTCGCCACCCTGGCGCGTCAGCTCGAAGACGTTGACGGCCTGAAGCAGATGGCGGCCAAGCTGGCGAAGGTTGCCGACGATGTGACGGCTGAATACACCGAGTTTGCCAAGAAGAATTTTCTCGCTGCGGCGCCCTTCGCATTTAAGGACGGCGATAGAGCACAGTTCTCCAATAAGGAGGACGCTAAGCGCGCAATAAAGCGTAGCGGTCTCGTCGGCAGGGCCATCGTGCTGCCGCTGGGTCGAGGAAAGAACGCCATCGTACTGAGCCCGGGCGAGGCCCAGGCCCGCGGCATCTGGAAGGGCGACGGGGACAAGCGGATCACCATTACGGCGGGCGCCGCTTCCGAGATCGTGGAGAAACTGAAAGGACGCAAGGACGTCCAGGCGCCGTGGCAGTTCGTCACGGCACACGACCGGCTGAAGGCTTTGGCCCGCATGGGCATCGAGACGCCGGCAGAGTACCGGAGTGCGCTGCGCGAGTTCATCAACCTGCGCGAGCAGGCGGAGGAAGGCGACCGAATCAAAGAACTGGAGCGGTCGATGATCGGCCGAGCCAACGACGGCCTCGATTTCTTCCCGACCCCAGCCAGCGTCGCCGATGCGATGATCGAAGCGGCTGATGTCACGCCGGATATGGCAGTGCTGGAACCGTCGGCGGGCATGGGCCATCTGGCTGACCGTATCCGAGCGGCCGGTGCTGAGCCGGACGTGATTGAAATGTCTGGTCGCCGCCGTGATCTTCTGGAGGCGAAGGGTTATCACTTCGCCGACGTCGATGACTTTCTGAACCTTAAGCCGCGCTCGTTCTTCACCTATGGCGACATCTTCGAGGCGCCGGATGGCACGCGTGGGATATTGCGTGGCGCTGGTGGCATCGGTTCGCAGCGTGTGCGGCTGGAAGACGAATCTGGTCAGCGGCTCGGACTTTATGACCGGAGTGAGGTTAAGGGCGTAGACCAGCGGGGTGTCTGGAGCGGATACGACCGCATCATCATGAACCCGCCGTTCAGCGACGGCCGAGACATGAAGCATGTCCGTCATGCCTATGACCTGTTGAGGCCAGGCGGGCGGATCGTCGCGATCATGGGCGAGGGCGCCTTCTTTCGTGACAATCAGCAGGCGCGGGATTTCCGGGATTGGCTTGAATCAGTTGAAGGCACCAGCGAGAAGTTGGCGGAGGGCACCTTCCAAGACCCCAGCCTTCCAGTAACAACGGGCGCCAATGCCCGCATGGTAGTCATCGAAAAGCCATCTTCGGTCGCCGAATCGGAGACGGACGCTCGTGCTGCCACGGAGCGCCCCGGTCGCGGCATGAACAGGGCCGAGTTGAGCCGACGCCCAGCCGTGCCAACGACAGTTGAAGGCGTCCGAGGCGAACTGGACAGCGCCTTCGGTCACGCCGGCGTTCAGCGCCTGATCGACGACGGCATTCTGCAGATCGTTGCGTCGCGCCAGGAGTTGCCGGCCGACACGCTGGAAGCAATGAATCGTCGTTTCCCCGGTCGGACGATGGGGCTCTATGTGCCATCGACAGAAACCGCTTACATCATCGGTGACGAGATCGAGCCGGGTGAGGCGCCGCGGATCCTGCTGCACGAGATCGGCGAGCACTACGGACTCGAACGGATGCTGGGCACTGGGGCCTACGCCCGGTTGCAGAATGAGGTGCGGGCCCTTCATCGAATGGGCAACCAGTTGGTCAGCGCCGCCTGGGCACAGGTGGAGCTCAACTATCCCCACCTTGAGGTCGGCGGTGATGTCTTTGTGCGGGAGGTGATCGCGCACGTTGGCGAGCAGGCGGACGGGCTGCGGCTGCCCTTGATGAAGCGCGTGATTCAGGCGGTGCGGCGCTTCCTGTTCAGCATCGGGTTCCGCGTGAAACTGAGCGATGCCGAGATCGTGGGCATGGTGCAGGCTTCGCTGCGGCGGACCATGAGCATGGGCCGTGGCGCGGGTGTCGATCGTTCGCGGCAGCCGCTGGCAGCGCAGGCCGGTCGGGTGGGTTCGCAGCGGTCACCGTCGGCCGGGTTCCCGCCGATCCACCGTATGGCGAAGCTGGGGGCGATGCGCGACCACGCGGACTACACAGCGGCCAAGGCGGGAGACCCGGAAGCGGCGGCACGGGTGGTGGCTGACACTCTCACCATGCCCGGGCTGCAAGCCCTGCGCACCGCCCTGGGCGGCAAGCGGCCGCGTGTGGTGCCGGTGGTGGCGGCCGAGGCCAGCGGGCGCAATGCGCTGCCGCGGGCCTACGCACTGGCGCTCGGCGAGCTGCTGGGGCTTGAGGTGGACACGGACATCGTGCAGACGGTTCGCGCCTTCCACACCAATGCCAATGCCTATCAGCGCATCGCCAGCCAGCCGGTGTTCGATGGCCGCGTTGAGCCGGGCGCCGATTACCTGATTGTGGATGACACTCAGGCGATGGGTGGGACGCTCGCCAACCTGCGGGGCCACATCGAGGCGGCCGGCGGACGGGTTGTGCTGGCGTCGGCGTTGACGGGGCACGAGACGACCGCGGACATCGCGCTGCGGCCGGCCATGCGCGAATCACTGATTGCAAAGCACGGGCAGGCACTGGATGATTACCTCAATGAAACCTTCGGCTTCGGCATCGACGCGCTCACCCAAGGGGAAGCCGGGCACCTCCGGGCTGCCCCGAGCATTGACGTCATCCGAGATCGACTCACTGAGGCGCGACGCAGCCTCGGACTCACCGAAGATCCTGGCAGCCCTGAAGGCGAGCCCCCGCTTTTCCGCCTTGGCGAAACGGCTGAACAGCGCGAAGCCCTGAGAAAGGCAGGCCTGGGCCTGTCGACCAAGACGGCTGGCGAGCGGTTCACCGATGGCTTGTCGGATCGGTGGAAGGCGTTCGCCGACGGGGCACTGAAGCGCGCCGAAGAGGGCATCTTCAACCGGTTCGCGCCCATTCGTGACGCTGAACGTGAGCGCGGGCCGGTGGAAGCGCGTGACTCGGCCTATGTGGCCGCCCGGCTCTCGACCGGCACCAGCTCGACCGTCACCGCACTGCTGATGTTCGGCCATGGGGAGTGGCGCAACGGCATCATCCAGAAGAAGGCGGACACGCGCGGTCTGCTGGATTCGCTGGAGCCGGTGCGCGGCAACCTGGATGCTTGGGCCGCGTGGATGGTGGCGAAGCGGGCCGAATACCTGCGGCGGCAGGGCAAGGAGAACAACCTGACCGACGCCGACATCGCTGCCCTGAAGGCGGTGGCCACCGACGCCGGCTTTGATGAGGCGACGCTGGAGCAGGTGGCCCGGGACGTGCGCGACTTCAACACCAGCGTGCTGCGGCTGGCCGAGGGCGCTGGCCTGCTGACGCCGGAGCAGGTGAAGGCCTTTGCTCGGGATCGTTACTACATTCCGTTCTTCCGAGAGGATGAGGAAGGCGACCCGATGCGGCCGTTCCTGCGCCGCGGCCTCAGTCACCAGGCGGCCGGCATCAAGGCGCTGAAGGGCGGCCGGCAGGCGCTGACGGACCCCCTGGCCAACATGCTTGGCAACGTCAGCCGGCTGGTGGATGCGGCGCTGAAGAACAATGCGGCCGCCAAGGCGGTGACCAACCTGCCCAAGCATTTTGAGGAGCTGGGCCAGGACGCGGACAAGAGCCGCGCGGTCAGGGTGATGCTGGGCGGTGAGCCGCGCTACTTCAAGGCGCTGGACCCGGCTTTGATGCGGGCGATGGCAGGCTTTGCCCCTGACCGCTGGCCGGATGGCCTGGCGCCGTTCCGCACGGCGAAGCGCCTGCTGACGTCTGGGGTGACTGCCGACCCGGCATTCATCATCCGCAACTTCACCCGCGACGTGCTGTATTCCTGGGCGGTGAGCAAGGACCGATTCACGCCCTTGGTGGATTCGATCAAGGGCGTGCGGTCTTCGCTGCGGCGGGATGAGGACACGCAGGCGGTGATGTTCGCGGGCGCGTCGTTCCTGGGCGGAAGCCAGTTCGGCGGCGACTTCGATTCGGCCGCCGACAGCCTGCGCCGGGCGATGGCCCGCAAGGGATTCCCGAAGAGCGCCGGCGAGACCTTGGCTATCGGGCCGCGCTTCTGGCAGATGTACCGGGAACTGGGTGAGGCGGTGGAGAACGCCAACCGGTCGGCGATCTTCAAGGCCGTCAACGCGCGCGGCGGGTCGGCGGCCGAGGCCATTTTCGAGTCGAAGGACTTGATGGACTACTCGCTGTCGGGGAGTTGGACGGCGGTGCGGCTGCTGGCGGATGTGGTGCCGTTCTTCAATGCCCGCCTGCAGGGTCTCTACAAGCTGGGCCGCAGTCTGGACCAGCGGCAGCTTTACTACGCGGGCACGGCGATCATGGCAGCCAGCCTGGCGCTGCTGCTGGCGAACCACGACGATGAGCGCTGGGAAGCCCTGACCGACGAGGACAAGGATCTGTTCTGGCACGTCTTTGTCGGCGATACCCACTACCGGATTCCGAAGCCATTCGAGATCGGGGTGATGTTCGGCACGGTGCCGGAGCGCCTGGCCATGCAGATGCTGGGGCAGGACGCCAAGCTGGGTGAACGTGCGATCTGGACGCTGGTGGAGACCTTTGCTCTCGATCCGACGCCGCAGCTCGTGCAGCCGGCCATGGAAGTGATGTTCAACTTCGACACCTTCCGGGATGCCCCGATTGAGGGCATGGCCGATGAGGGCAAGCTACCGCAGGCGCGGTTCGACAGCCGGACCAGCCCGACCATGGTGGCGGTGGGCCAGGCATTCGAGACCAGTCCGAAGAAGCTCGAACACCTGTGGAATGCCTATCTGGGAACGCTCGGGGGCTATGCCCTGTCGGCAGTGGACGCGCTGGTTGCGTGGGGCAGCCCGGGCGAGCGTCCGGACATGACGCTGCGAGAAGTGCCGGTGCTGGGCTCGTTTGCGCGAAGCAGCCAGCCGGTGGCAACGCGCTACAGCAGGGAGATGTACGAAATGCTGCGCGAAGCGGAGCAGGTCTATCGGACGGTGCGGGAGTACCAGCGGCAGGGCGAGATCGAGGCCGCGCAGTCGCTGATCGAGGACAACCAGGCGCTGCTGGCCGTGCGGCCGGGCCTGAACCGGGTATCGCGGCGCATGCGGGAAATCCGGGCGAACATGGATGCGATTCGCCGAGATCCGGGCATGCCGGGTGCCGAGAAGCGGCGCCGACTCGAGAACCTGGAATCGATGCTCTACGCCGCCAGTCGGCGGGCCGTGACCCTAGCCCAAGAACAGGGCGCCTAGCCCGACTAGCGCGGCACCGAGGATCATCCAACCGAAAAGGCCGTCGAGGTCGACGTTACTGCGGTTGGCGGCCTTGGCAATTGGGACGCTGGCTGCAAAGCAGAGCAGTGTGAGAAGGGGCGATACCGGGAACAGGAACAGGCCGGCCACCGCCACTGCTGTAGCGAGCAAATGAATCATTGACGGAGCCTATCTGAGCCCGGCTGCAAGTGCCCGCAAGACCGCTTGCGCGGGCTGGTCACATGAAGCGCCGTTTGTTGCCGCCGCCGCGCTCACGATGTCCGGGGGTGCGGGCAGGTGCTTTCTTTGGTGTGCGATGCTTCTTCATCTGCGGCGATCCTCGATTCCAGCCTTGGCTTTGATGATGGCCAGCTCCGCGCGGAGCGAAGCGGATTCCGTGATCTGGGCGCCGTGTTTACTCTCGCAGTCCGTCAGGCGCCGGCGCAGGTCCATGATTTCCGCGTTGGCCTCGGTCAACCGTGAGCGTAGCTCGCCGATCTCTTCCCGCATTTCTTTGCGGATGTCGCGCATCTCATCGTCCATGCGATCCCGCCGTTTGATCTCGCGCTCGTTCGAGTCGGCATCGAACTGCCGCTTCTGTTCCAGCAGCTTGTGCCGCATGGTGACGATGGGGACGATGCCGGCCCCGAGTGCGCCGATGGTTGCAACGATGATGGTGGTCCAGTCCACAGCTAGTCCCCTTTGGTGAGATTGGCGATGTCGCCGCGGTGCCACCACGCGGTAACAGTGATGGCCAGCCCCCAGACGCCAAGAAGGGCCATGCCGAACAGCACGGGGATGGCCTGGTCGCTGGAGAAACCGAGCGCGAGGGTTGCCAGGTTGGCAACGCCGGCGAACACCATGACCCAGCCGAACTGGTCAAACACTGGGCGGGCGCGGTTCATGTGGGCGCCGAAGCGGGTGCGCGGCCAGCTCAGCATCTGCAGGCCCATGACCAACTCACAGCAGGCCAGGGTGGCGTGAGCGATGACCCACAGCCAAAGCGGGACGCTGACATCGATCACCGCGGCACCTTGCGGGCGATGTCGGCCCGGTCCGCTTCACAGGCGGTGGCGTGAGATTCGAGCCGCTTGGCCCATTCGATGATTGAAATGGGGTCGGATGCGGGCGAGCCCGGCCAGGCCTCTACGGCATGCGGCACCAGCAGGTTGGCTGGGATGGTGAACGCCGGCGCCGGATCATCGCTGCGGGTCGGGGGGTTGCTGGAGCAGGCGATGCAGCTCAGGGCCAATAGGCTGGCGCATGCAATCCGCCGGCGGCCGGATACCTCGCGCTGCCGCGAGTTCCTGTTCGAGGCTGCGGAGCTGCTGGCCGATGCGCCGCTGTCGCAGTTCGCGCGCTGCGAGGATTTCGTCATTGAGCTTGGCGTCATCGCGCAGTTCCTTGATGGTCTGTTCCCGGTGCTTGATCGTGCGCTGGTGCCGCTGGGCCTCGGCCCGTGCGGCGTCTGCGCGTTCACCCAGTTTCGTGGAACGCTCGGTGAGGCCCCATAACCCGGCCGCCATGACCAGTGCGAGCATCCACGGGATGGCGCGAGACCATGGGGGTAGAATGCTCACGGCCGCACCAGCCCGGTGTTGAGCCAGTGGCGGACGTCGAAGCTGGGGCAGGCCTTGGCGACGCCTGGCAGGTCGCGATGGCCGAGTATTTCGGTATTGGGATAGCGAATGCGCAGGCCTGCCAGCAACCCATTGAGAGCGGTGAATTGCGCTTCAGTGAATTCCGGCGCTGGCTGCCCCGCCTGGTTGAGTCCACCGACAAGACAGATGCCGATGGAACGTGCGTTGAAGCCTTTGGCATGTGCGCCGACTTCTTCGTCGACATTGCCGTCGCGATCAAGATCGCGGCCGTTCTCGATGAGGCCGTTGCGGCGGATCACGTAGTTGTAGCCAATGTCGGACCAGCCGTTACCGAGGTGCCATTGCCGGATCTCGGCGGCGCCGATGTCCATGCTGGGCTTTGTGGCCGCGCAGTGGATGATGAGCTGTTCGATGGGACGCATGGGGACCTCCTAGCTGGCGAGCCAGTGCCAGGTGTTCTTGGGGAGTGACGAAAGCGCCTCCGAGATGGCGGCGGCTTCGGTGTTGGTGGGGGAATGCAGGGCCCAGACGCTGCCCTTCTTCTTGTAGACGAGGAGCACGTCGACGCCATCGAAGCCTTGGTTGCCGTCGCTGAACACGTTCGCCACATGGGTGGCTCCGTTGGCATCTGGGAGGACGTTCACGCGAGTTCTCCGTAGGCGGTGACGTGAACGGTCATGGGGCGTTCGGTGTTGACGGCCAGGCCGTTGCCGGTGCGCCACGAGCGGATCACCACCTGGGTGGCGGATACGGATTCGATCTCGGCGGAGTTGGGGCGGTCGTCGTCTTCGGACACGGCGGTGAGCTGCACCACCGGCGGCGATACGAACGCTTCGGGGAATGTGAGCGTGGCGAGGCCAGAGCCGTTGGTGGTGACGGTGTAGCCGCGGGTCTGCTTGTGAGGGATGCGTCGACGGCCGGCGCCGGTGCCGTACCAGAGTTCACCGGTGTCGGTGGCCAGTAGCAGCTCGCCGACACTGGCAGACGCCGGGAGGTTGGCAGCGACCCCTCGGCGAATGCGCAGCTTGACCGTCGCGGTAGCCACCCCCTAGAACGTGCCGCCGTCCAGGTCGTCGACTAGCACCACGGTGTTGCCTGGGCCGGCGCCGTAGACGCCTGCGCCGTCCGCATCCGAGCCGGAGCCCAGCCGCTTGATGTCGTCGCCGTCCTTCAGATAGCCGTTGGCCGTGAGGTAGGCCAGCACCCGGGCGTCGGTGTAGTAGAGGTTGGTCGCCCCTTCATCGACATCATCGGTGTCGAGTACGACATCGCCGGTCTGGCCGTTGACGGTGCCGACGCCATCACTGTCGTTCAGCAGGGTCCAGTCGGAGCCGGTGTAGATGTAGCTCTTGCGTACCGGGTCATCGAAGGCGGGGTCGCCGGAGGCATCGGTCACCACGGCGACGTCGCCTTCCTGCGGGGTCAGCGCGTCACGGGCCGCGATGTCGGCGACGACATAGACTTCCGTCAGCGCCAGTGCTGGCAGCAGGGCCGGATCGAGCTTGCCGCCGACCAGCAAGCCGAGCACGTTGGCGACATCGATTTCGATGGGAACAACGGCTGCGCCCGTACCGCGGAACAGCTCGTTGGTGTCGGTGGCGAGGAGGATTTCGCCAAGGGCAGCGCTGGCGGGCAGGTTTGCCTTCAGGCCGCGGCGGACGCGAATCGTAGTTTGTGCAGTGGCCATGATGGGCTCCTAGAAAGAACCGCCGTCGATTTCAGTGAGCGAGAACGGGACGGCGGTGATGTCCCCGTTCTCGTATTCGATGACCATGGTGTCGCCCGAGAAACTGACGCTGGCGATGGCCGCGCCTGCTGGGCCTTGCTCGCCGGGGGCGCCTTGCGGTCCGGAGCCCTGCAGGATCAGCAGCTCGGTGGACGCCGGTGCCATGACGATGCTGGCGGCCTGCACGATCTCGATGATGATCGGCGCCGATGAGGCCGCTTCCTGTACGAAGTGGTCGTCTTCGTCAGGCAGCAGCAATGGCTTGGAGCTGTAGAGGTGGACCGGCTCTGGGGTCTCGAGCTCGCGGACGATCAGGCGCTGGCGATCGGTAAAGATCATGGTTCGCGGGTGACCTCTCGGAAGACCTTGATCAGCCCGAAGGCGATCACGTCGACTCGGCCGCTGCTGTCGTTGACCATTTCGAGGTCGTAGACCGCTTCCTGCCAGTCAATCGCTGCCGTCTGCATGGCGGTCGCCTGCAGGGTGATCGTCTTGGCGACGTTGTCGAGCAAGATGCCGCCGTTGTCAGTGGTGAGATCCAGCAGCACCTCGGTGGAGTCGATGGCTGGTCTGGCTTGCATCCGGCCGGACATCCCAGCCAGGTCGACCGGAGTGTTGAAGGTGATGATTCCGCCAGACTGGTAGGGGCGGAAGTCGACGGCATTGACGTCGTTGAGCTCGATGGTGTCGTCGTCGAGCACGGTGGCCTGGTAGAACCGGTCCTGGTTGAGCTCGGTCATGCCCTTGACGTTGGAGATGCGGAACGCCCACTCGTCGGGCACGCCGTGGCCGGGCACCGTGAGAACGCACGGCGCGGCGGCGGTGATGCCGGTGATCTGGCGATATGAGCGCCGCGGCTGTCCCCAGCGCAGCGTCTTCGAGAACGTCCGCCCCTGTGGTATTTCGAGATTGATCTTGGCGGCCTTGCCCACGCGTCTTCCCTCGCGGATGGAATGCAGGGCAGGGTGAGGCCGGTTTGGGGGTGTGCCCCATAGCTGCGGGCGGTAGAATCAGCGGCTCATTGGCGGCAGGCTGCAGATGCGAAATTCAAGCGGCCGAAAGTTGCGGTACTGACTGCGGTATCAACCCAACAATTCCCACGCGATTGTCAGAAGAAACAATAGGTTGTAGATAAAATGCTCCTGATGATCGACAACTACGACTCCTTCACCTACAACCTCGTGCAGTACTTTGGCGAGCTGGGGGTGGAGGTGGCGGTGCATCGCAACGACCAGATCACGGTCGATGAAGTGGTGCGGCTGGCGCCGAAACAGATCGTGCTGTCGCCGGGGCCCTGCACGCCCAACGAGGCCGGCATCTGTCTGGAGTTGATTGATCGCCTGCAGGGTCAGTTCCCCATTCTCGGTGTCTGTCTTGGGCACCAGGCCATCGGCCAGGCTTTCGGCGGACGGGTGGTGCGCTCGCGGCAGGTGATGCACGGCAAGACCAGCCCGGTGCATCACGCCGACACCGGGGTGTTCCGCGGCCTGCCCAGCCCCTACACGGCCACCCGCTATCACTCGCTCATCGTCGATCGTGCGGGCTTGCCGGACTGCTTCGAGATCACCGCCTGGACCCAGGATGACAGTGGCGGCATCGATGAGATCATGGGGCTGCGGCATCGCAAGCTGCCGATCGAGGGCGTGCAGTTCCACCCGGAATCGATTCTTACCGAGCACGGCCACCAACTGCTGCAGAATTTTCTGGAGACGACCTGA